CCAGGGCTTGTTTAGCGTAAGCGGTGCGCGTTTCCGACAGACCCTTGTACTTGCTTTCCAGGATCGTGCGCTCAAAATCAAGCTCGGCGGCGGTGGCAGTAGGATACTGGGCCAGGAAGGCTTGCCAGTCGTTGTAGGCTTGCGCCGTGTAGGTATCCTGCGCCCGAAGCAAGTCGCCGAACGGCATCATATTGGTCAGACCGGCCAGGGTCGAGGTCAGACTCTTTTGCAGGTCTTCGTAGCCCTTGACCTGCAGATCAACAGTGGCTGGTGCTTGCAGTTGGGCGCGCAAGTCTGCCAATGAGACCGTCAGCAGACCAAGCTGTACCGCGGCGGCCTGCGCGATGGCCGGCGCTTGATCCCACTTGTCGATGAAGTCTTTGGCCGATGCCCCCGCGCCATAGGTGAAGACCGCCAGTTGATTCAGGCGCTCAATCGGTGTCGGCAACGCGGCGGCCATCGCAATAGCAGATTCCTGCGCGGCCTTCATGCCATCGACCAACGCGAACGGGTCGCGGCCGTGCCCGGCAAAACCCTTGAATAGTTCAGGGTAGAGCTTGGCCAGGGCCGTCAGGTCGGCGCGCAGCTTGTCGGTATCCGTGCCCAGGGTAGTCGCGCCGAGCTTGGGTAGGTCGATCTTGACTTTGGCCAGACCGGCCATGTCGCCGTACAGCTTGGCCATGTCGTTTACAACCGGGCCAAGTCCGGTCGAGGCCGCCACAGCCTCATCAACCGCATCAGCGTAAATTTGCAGCGCCGCGGCGACATCCGTGATCGGCTCCTTGGACCTTTTCAGGGCTACGGCACGGTCGATCTCCAGCTTGCGCATGAAGGTTTCCGTGTCCGTCAGGCGCAACTCGGCCCGGTAGGCAACATCCAAGGCAGTCGCATATTCCAGATAGGCTCGCTTACCATCGGCCTGCGAAATTTCGCCCTTGGAGATTTGTCGGTTCAAACTGGCGACGGCTGAGTCGAAATTCTTGATGAGCGCAGCCGCATTGCTGGTGCCCAGAGCGTCCAAGTTCTTACGCAGGTCTTTGAGGGCCGTATAGCTCTCAATATCCTTGGCCGCCGCACTGAAGAAGTTGCCCACCTTGCCGATCTGCTCGGCGGCTCCACTTTGGACCGCGATCTCGCCGAGCGCCGTGGTGACGTTCTTGAGCGCGGCCGGCAGCGAAGCCATGCGTTCCGACGCCATTGCGCCGGATAGACCCATCTGTGAGATGAACTTGTCGCCCTCGCGCAGCACCGCATTCAGGACCGCGATCTGGCGCTCCTGGGCGTTCAGATCGCCGACTGACTTATGGATTGAAGCCGCGTACTCGCCGACCGCATCACCGATCTTCAAATAGATGTCGGCGTTGTCGATCAGCTTGGGCGAAGCGCGCACGATGCCCTTGATCAGCGAATCGTAGGCTAAGCCTACATCTTGACCGGTCGCAATGGACGACGCCCGCGCGATCTCCAGCAGCCGTGGCAGTTGGGTAGCAATATCCGCGCCGCCCGCGATTAGCGCCCGGTTAGCCATCTTCATCAGGTCGGCTTGCGCAATCGCGCCGCGCGCCGCCGTGGTCATCTGACCCAGCAGCGCCTGACCGGCTATACCCGCATTGCGCGTCATGTTCTCGAAGACAGTGGAGATGCCTTGGGCCTTCGCGCCGATGTCGAGAATCTTGAGAAAGGCCACGCCGGCCAGCACTGAGGCAACGCCAAGGATGCCAACGCCGACCGCTGCGCCCGTCGCGGCACGCCCAACCAGAGACATATAATAGGCCGCGCCTTGCAAATTAGTGACGGTGCCGGCGGATAGAATCGAGCGACCGATAATCGCCAGGTTGACCATCGGCGAGCGAGCCTTGCCAGCAGCGGTGCCGGTGCCAGTGATAGCGGTCGATAGCCGCGTAAACAGGCCGGCGCTTCTTTCCAGTGACGCGGTATCAGGTGCGGCGATCTTGACGCCCTGGAAGGCCGCAAAGTCCATGCCCAGTTTGTGTAACTTATCGCCGACAGTTAGGCCGGCAAAAGAGGCGGTCCACCTCTTGAAACTGCCAGCAACGGCATCAATGTCTTGTTTGTTAAAGCCACCCCTGATCACCGTGGCAAGTTTTTGATAACCGGGTATCGCGGCATAGGCCGCGATAGATGCAGAATCGGTGGCGTTTCTGAGGTGCTTGACTCTTTGGGTAATGTCATCCCACGGCATAATCTTATTCAGGTCCTCTTTTTCGTAGGTCTTGGGCAGCTTACCTACGATGAGGGCCTGGTTAAGACCTCCTTGCCTGGTGGCAAGCGTCAAAGCCGCCAGTTCAGCTTCGCGCTTCGTGAGTCGTTGGGCCTGTTTGACGCTGACGGCTTCTTCGAGTGCGACTTGTTTGATCAGTTCGGCATTGACGCCGACAAGCGCCTTTTGTTCGGCCCCCAACATGACCAGGTCGCCCTGACGTTTGGCGTTGGCGTAATAGGGAATCGTGCGTTCAGTGGCGATAGCGGGAGCCGTGGCGGCGGCGGCTTGGACGACCGGAGCCTTGACGGCAGCCGTCAGCGCGCCAGGGGTGAGGATGGACTTGATCAGTGCGCCCTTGGCGGCGAAGGCGTCTAGTTGGGTATTGAGGCCCGCCATTGCGGAGGCGAGCGCCACAACTGGTGCGTTGGCCGCGGTAGCCGACGCGGCGATACTATCAATCGCGGCTGTCGTTCTGGCTGCTGGCGCGACGACATTCTCGTTGAGAATGACGTTGATTTGTTCGGTGTTGATGTCAGGCATGTAACTACCCGCTCAGGCTTGCATCACATCGCGCGTGCTGTCGTCCTGGGCACGCGCCAGTTCCAACAACTTAGCCCGGCTAACGCGTGGCCCTAACCGCTTGCGCGCCGTGTCCGTCTTAGTCGCGTGACCTTCAGCATCAACCGGGACAGTGTCCGCGCGCAGCGCCTCGGCCAGCACGCCCACCTGGGCTGCTGTCAAGCGATCCGGCGGCTGCGCCAGGGGCCAGACATGATAACGTTCGGCCAGGATCAGCTTGGCCCGCGTAGCATGTCCCAAGAGAAAGGGGCCTCGCGCACCATCCCCAAGGCGATCCAAATAAACGGGCGCGCGGTGTCCTTGATCTTCAGCGACAACCGCTCCCATTGCGCGGCAAAGTTCTTACCACGGGGATCGAAGATCGGCTTGCCGTCCTCATCGCCCAGCAGCCGCGCCGTCAGCCAGCGGTCCCGTTTCAGGATCGCCTGCTCGGAAGAGGTTTCTTCGGCCAGCGTGCGCGCCTCCAAATCGGTTTGCAGGGCGACCCTCTCGTCTTCAAGCTCGTTGCGCTTGGCGTCGGTATCGGCGGCAGTCTGGTCGGCGGCGATGCGTTCGATCAGCCGTTCGTAGTTGGCGCGCTCGGCGTCGGTGATCGGATATTGCTTCAGCGCCGCGATGTGCGGCTGCGCCAGCGCCATACGGTAGACCAGACGCTGTAGATTCAGCGCGTCGTCGTATTCCTCAGTCGTCGGCTGGCGCACAGTGAAGTTCTTGCCGTCCACAGTGAACGGCAGCGGCGCGCCGCTCATCACGTCCGTCATGGTCGTCGGTAACTCACTGGTGCTACTGGGAGTTTTCTTACTCACATTCCCTCCTGGGACTAGCGGGGGGCTTGCGCCCCCCGCGGCATACTGGCGGCGCAGCTTACACGCCCAACCCCGCGACGGGGATGATGTAGTAGGACTTGGCGGTGCCGGAAAGCTCGACGATGCGGACATCGCCCTCGGCATCCAGGTTCGGCGTCAGGTTTCCCGGTTGAAACTCGTTGATGTACTCGGTAAACAGCAGGGCTGCGCCGGTCGTCGCGCCGTTGTAGTTCTCGATCTTCATGTCGATCTTCTTGCTAGGATCGAGTTGGATCACTTCATTGCCGGTCCAACCGCCGGAGACCGGCTTGACAACGCTCAGCAGGTGCGCCACTTCTTCCACGTCGTCTTCCAGGTAGAAGTTGACGGTCACGTCGGTCGAGACGGTGCCGGGCACGCTCAGACTGTTGGAGTCGCCGATGCGCTTGTACTCTTTCTTGTCGGTCTTCTGCGCCGGCGAGACCACCCGGCCCTGATCGACCAAGGTCCAGGCCGCTTCCCCCGGAATCTTCATGTACACCATGCTGAGGTACGGTTGCCGCACCTCAAGCGAGGAGTTGAAAGCAGATTTGGTCATCGTACACCTCTTGTTACGCTAGTGCGTAGGTCGCAGTTAGTAACCATACGAAGGCGTGCAACTCCTGCTGCGCCATACTTCCGGCGGCATAGCGTTGCGCGTTTTCGATGGTGATGACGATGCGCTGGCCTTCAAGTTCAAGCAGCGCATGGGCAGCCGCCCAGGCGGCGAGACCCGCTAATAGCGCGCCCAGTTGCGGCTCATGGCTGGCGAACAGCCAGCCGCGATACTGAGCTATCTGCTGCGTGTCCCGTTGACCGATGCGCCCACGCGCGCTGCTCGGTGCCCAGGCCAAGTATTCTAACGCGAAAGTCGGCAGTATCACGGCTGGCCGCGCCCAGTCGGGATACCCCTTCGTCGCATTGACCCCTAGAGTAGTGCTGAGATCGGTGTAGAGCGCGTCGTAGATGCTGTCGATGGTGACGGTCATTACGATCTCCTTTGCAGACGCACGCGCGCCCACAGCGCCGTCGCGCCGCCCGGATAACCAACCGGAGCCTGGCCCACGTCGATCACATCATACCAGTCGCCGTTGATCTGCGCCGCATGAGACGCCTTGACGCGCGCCACGTCGGCGGCCATGATATAGACATCGACGCTGCCAGACGGCACCACACCGGCCGCGATCAGCATGTCCAGATCGGCGGTATGCTTGGCCGGTACGATGTACACCGTGTCTGTCACCCAGTAGTCGGCGTGGTTAGTCAGCACCATGCCGGCGCTGTTTGTGATGGCGTCATACTCGGCAGCGTAGGCGAAACCTGCCGGCAGCGCCCAGTAGGCGATAGGGCGCACTGTCGTCATGGTCGGCTTGCCGTAAGCCAACCAGGCCCGCCGGAAGATGCTCTTGATCTGACTAGCCAGCGCCATCTCTAAGCCTCGTTACGCCTTCATGCAGGATACATACACCTGCGCTTACTGCCAGTATATCACGCGCTGTCAAGACGATTTGGTGGCCGTAAGGCGACCAGGCCAGCAGCGCCGCTAGCAGCGCGCCCCACACCGAGACGCACCAGACGCAGGTCAGCGCCTCGGCCAGCGTGCCGCGCGCCACCTTCATGCTGGTCGGACGGCCCTCGGCGTCCTGGCGCACCACGTAGCCGATCCCGGCGTGCATCCGTAGCCGCGCGAAGACCGCCCACGGCCCATCTTCATGCACCAGCAGATGCGCCACACGCCACACCGCCAGCGCCCACAACGTAAAGTCTAGCCAACTTGACAACATCTTGACAACCTATGCTATAATTATGTTTAGTCCGGGCTGCGCCGGGATAAGTGGGCGCTGTCAGTCTGCTTGGCCAGCAAAACGATGAAAAGCCAACCCACTTATCGCCGGCGCACGAGCCTAGACGCGCCGCCAGAAGCGCGTCAAGCTGCCCATTTCCTCGCACTCCTGCCAGAAGTAGGGCGTCACCAGATTACCCAGGGCGCTTACGTCTCCCAGTCCGATTTCATTATCCCAGTCGTGGGCACCGATGATGTCGCCCGGCCTCAACTCAGGCGCGAAGGTCTGGAATTCGCGCGGCTTGTTGCCGTCGTCACACAGCAGGATCAGGGGATGGCCCCAAGTCCCCAGCAGCCGCAAGACATCGTGTCCGGTACGATGCTCGCCGTTGAACAGGTCGCCCGCAAAGCAATGCGCGGCCAGGTTGAGCAGCTTGCCCAGGGGCGTCGCGGCCGCGCCGGTGATCATGTGATCGAAGGTGGCGAACTGCATCTGGCGCTGGTAGGCTTGCAGGGCCAGATACAGCGACAGGCCGCCGTTGCCGGAACCTAGCTCGATGATGCCGCGCAGGTCGGGTGACGCGTTCAGCAGGCGTTCCCACACCAGCAAATCGACGTGGAACTGCACCGTGCCGATGCCCATGAACTGCGTGTTCCACAGATTACGCGCCCAATCCAGGGGCGGCTCAGCCGGCGCTTGTTTGCCGCATAGGGCTTGTAGCTCCGCTTGTTGCGTCCGTAAATCATGCTCTGCCATCTGCATCTCCTGTCGCGGCCAGCCAGTCCGTGATGTCCAGGGGTAGACCCAAGCCCACGTCCGGCACGTTGATCATCGACATCTGTTTCTGCTTTTGCACCCGATAGGGCACTTCGGCATCCTTGCGGGAGCGCATACAGCGATGCACGTGCAAGTGGCTGTAGCGCCAGCCGGGCGGTAGTAGGAACCAGTGATGCCGGTCGGACTGGTTGAAATCACCCGGCCCCTCGAAGGGATATTCGCCCACCCAGGCATCGTCATTGCGAATCAGCGCGGTGCGCCCGCTGTACAGATAGCGTTCCTCAAGCTCATAGAACTGGCCGTCTACTTCTTCGATGGTCGCGCCGGCGATCATGCCCAGGCTCTTGCCGGTCGGCCAGGGTTGGCTGGCGACATAGCGCAGGACGTAGGCGTTGTAGAGTTCGTCGGCGTCACACAGCCACATGAAACGCGCGCCCAAGCGTAAGGCTTCAGCAGCCAGGCGGGGCCGCACGCGACCCACCTCGGCCATCGTGCTCAGGCCGAATTCGTAGAGGCCGATCTGACCGGCATCTCGCAGCGCGTGGAGAATCGGCAGCGTATCGTCGGTGCTGCCGGTATCGCCGACCAGCGCATAGCCGAACACGTCGATCAAGGGCCGCATAACCTGCGCGATGAAGCGTTCCTCGTTGCGACACTGCACAATCGGCACGGCATTGAGCAACCCGTCAGGCCGGTGATTAGCCGTTGCGTCACACCATAAATCGGTAGGTGGCATCGCTAGTAACCCTGCTTTTGATAGCTTTGGCCCACATGCAGCCAGGAGTTTTCGGTATCCATGCCCAAGGGCGCGACAACTTGCGGCCACGGGCCGGGCGTTTGCGCCAACGCCTTGCATTGCGCGCAGAAGGTATTTTCCGTCGCGGCCAACTTCTCGTTTTCGGGATACATACCGAAGGCCGCGTGAAAACGCCGGTGCTTCAGATGGGCGCGATTCGATGGGATATAGAGCTCCGGGCTGGACCAATCCACCCACCAGTACATACCCCTAAGCGTAGCCGTAAAGTTGTGATCCTCCAGGTACATGAGCTTGATCCAACCTATCTCCGGCACCGTCAATAGCGTCATGACGTGTGCGTCCAAAAACAGCGGCGTGACGAGCCAGAAGTCGTCGTCGCTTTGCAGCACAATGTCGTGCTCGTTCTGCGCCAACAGCGCGTTCTGGTTGCCACCCAGGCCGCGCCCCGGCCCCTTGACGACGCGCACGTGAGGAGCGGCAATGTCGGGCAACTCCGGGCCATCCTCGGACACGACGAACTCCAACTGCCCGGCATAGATCAGATGCTTCTGGAACAATTCGACCGTGCGCGCCACGACAAAGTGACGTTGAAAGGTTGGGATCAGCACACTGACAGTCGGCCAGTCCATCAAGTCTCGCTCCAGGGCTGCCACTGACCGTCTACGGCTGCGTAGCGAAAACGAATGCCATAGCGGCGCAACTGGTTCTTCAAGACGGCGCTGAACGGGCTGGCCGGCCCGCTGATAACGCGCTGGCCGATCATGAATAAAGTATGCTCAGCTTTGATGATCGCTTCGCCGGCGTGTTCGCCGATACTGCAAGCTACTTCGTGACCGTGAATCGCCAGGGCTTCGTACAGGACCTGCTGCAAGATGCGGCGTGTCTCGGCGTAGGTCAAGGCGCGCGGGTAGCAGTTCTCGCGCAACACTTTGGCCGGAATACCGCCGGCCAGGCAATGCGCCGGCAGGTCGCGATTGACCAGACTGCGGGCCGCCACCACCACGTCGGAGCCGATGGTCACGCCCGGATTGACCCAGGCGTTCGGCAGCCACACCCGGTCGCCAATCGTGACGCCGCCGAACTGCACCGGAAATCCGTCCGTCGCCGCCAGGTACGCGCCGTGCGCAAAGACCTTGGTTTCGATGCCGCAGCCGAATTCGTGCCCGATCATAACCGGACGGGCGATATTGATGTGGCTGTGACGGCCCATGTGCAGCCAGTCGCCAACCTGCAACTCAGCCCACGGATCATGACAGGAGCCGCCGCCGATATAGGCACCCCGATCCAACCAGGCTTCGCGACCGATCCGCACGCGGCGGCCCTCAATGACCACATCCGGCCCAATTACCGAGTCAGGGCCGATATAAAGCGCATCGACGGCCAGTTCGGCGCGGCGATGCACGCGCACTGTGGGATCGGACGGCCAGGGCTGCCAGGTATCTTCGTTCACGGTGATACCATCCTCAAAGCATAGAACATCTCGGCGTAACGCGTGCCCATTGCCAGGCCCCTGAATTGCGCCAGCGTGCGTATCGCCTCCGACGAGCAAGGGTGCGGATAAGGCCGCACCTGGCTGGTGTAGCACGCCAGCGCGGCCAGCTTGCGCTCCAACCAGGGCGTGATGTCGATCAAATACTGCCCGCCCGGCACGACATCGAACTGCCAGCCGATCTGCGCATACTCGTAGGCGGCGACCAGACGTGGCTGCGGCCTGCCAGTCGCCGGTCGCAAGGCCGCCAGCGCGGCGCGGTAAACCGTCATGTGATCATGGTTGACTGCCGCGTAGGGCAGATAGACGGCATCGAAATTCGCCAGCGCCAGGATGGCATCCAACTTACTCACCAGTTCAACCGTGGGCAGTGTGTCTAACCGCATGTTGTAGCCCGGAAAAAGCACATCGACGCGCTCGACACCGAGCAGTTGGCTGGCCTGCGCCAATTCGCGCTGGCGCACGGTGAAATCTTCCGCCTGACCGGGCGCGCGCTCGCCGCCCAGGGCGACGACGGTCAACCAAACGCAATCGCCGCGCATCTGGCAGCGGGCCATGTAACCGCCGCAACCCAGGACTTCATCATCGGCGTGGGGCGCAATGATCAAGGTGTGCATCGCGCCCTCAACCAGTGATAACTTGAAACTCGCGGCGACCGTCAAAGTACGGCACGTCGCGCGTATCGACTTGCTGGTACGGCTCGGCCAGGCCAAAACGATAAGTCTTGCCGCCCGGCACCGGCCAGGATACCGTGCCGACGCCGCCGCCCACGTAATGCACCAGTTGGGTGCTATTCTGCCCAGGCGACGCGCCGCGGGTAGCAGCTAACGCGCTGTCCCTGGCTTGCATTTCAAGTGCTCGATTACCCGATCCACAACACATGGCAGTCCGCTCTCCTCGATAGGTCGCCGCGTGCAGGCGGCGCAGTTCCTCTTGTAGCCGTGGCTTATTGGCCTCGGCCTTGTAGCGCATCTGCTCACCGGAATGCTGACGGTAGTAGAACAGCGACTCCGGCACCCGCACGCCGCAGATGCCGATCTCGCCCAGGGAGATGACAAACTCCCAGTCCTCCCAGCCGCCCACGGCGCTCATCTCCGGCTTGTAGCCGCCCACCGCGCGCCAGGCGTCCCGATGTACCAGAATGCTGCACGCCCAGGTGATGCGCACCAGCAGTTCGTTGAAGTCGTAATCATGCGCCTTGAGTTCCTTCATGGGCTTCTTGGCATCGTCGGGCCACCAGAGCCAGGAATCAGTGTAGGCGAAACGCTTGGGGTGGGCCTCAATGGTGCGCAGGGCGGCCTCGATGAAGGTCGGCGCGACCCTATCGTCGGCATCCAATATGGCCAGCCATTGCCCGCGCGCCGCCTCGCAGCCCGCATTACGCGCCGTCGCCAGCCCGCTGTTATGCGCCAGCTTGACCACACGCACGCCGGGATAGGCATCACAGATAGCTTGGATCGCGGCTGCCTCTACGGCGTCGTTGCCGTCGTCGACGACGACCGTCTCGTGATCGACGAAGGTTTGCGCCTGAATGCTGTCCAGTGCCTCCCGCAGAAACTGCGAGTGCTTGAAGCAGGGCACGATGAACGATACCAGCGGAGGGTACAGGTCGCGATGATAGGCGTTGACGGTCGCCCGCAAGCGCCAGACTTTGCCCTGGCTCTCGTGATCGCGGCCCACATTGGGTATCTTGCGGTAGCGGAACAAACCTTCCGGGATACGCCGCCCGTACCAACCCAGCTTGCCCAGGTTGAGCCACAACTCGTAGTCTTCCCAGGACGGATTGATCGGCTTGTAGCCCCCGGCGCGCTGCCAGGCGACCTTACGAAACAGATTACAACAGGGCAGGAAATTGTCGCGCCTGAGCTTGTCGAAGTCGTATTCGTCACAACGGATGTAGGCTTCCCACTCCTGGCCCTGCTCGTTGACGCCGAAGGAGACGAAATCACTGTAGGCGATACCCAGACCGGGGTCGCTGTCCAACGCGGGCGACAGACGCGCCAGGAAGTAGGGGTCGATCAGATCGTCGGCGTCCAGGCAGCAGATGTACTGGCCGTGCGCCTGCTCGATGCCGAAGTTGCGCGCCGCCGAGACGCCCGCGTTGGCGCGGTCGAAGATGCGCACGCGCGGATCGCGCCTCGCCGCTTGCTTGACGACCGCCAGGCTGTTGTCCTTAGAGCCGTCGTTGACGACGATGATCTCATAGGGCGGCGCGCCGATCTGCGCCAAGGCACTCTGGATGGTCTCGGCGACCCACGGCGCTTTGTTGTAGACCGGAATGATGATCGAGCACTTGATGGCGTGCAGCGTGTCAAGTTCGACCTGGCGTTCATCTTGCACTTGAGCGTAAACCTCCAGTACCTGGTCGATCAGTTTGTCCCAGGTGTAATGCTCAGCTACGCGCGCCTGGGCCTGCGCGCCGAACAGTTGGCGCTGCTCATAAGCCGGCCACAGGGCTTCGTGCAGGGCATCCATGTCGCCGGGTGGCACCAGCAGACCACAGCCATCCGTGACCGTCTCCGCCGTGCCGCCCCAGGCGTAACCCAAGATCGTTGCCCGGCCCAGCGCCATTGCCTCCAGGACCTGAATGGCGTGGTTCTCGCACACCGTCGCCAGGTAGATGTCACAATCCGCCAGCAAGGCTTGCATGGCCGCGAACGGCTGCGCGCCGATGCAGTAGAAGTTCTTGGGCGCAAAGGGCAGTGCATTGGCCGGCAACGGCGCGACGACCGCCAACTTGGGATTACGCAGCGCCAGTTCGACGGCGGGCGTCGGGTCCAGCACTTCCGAGACGCTGGTCTTGCCCCACACCGCGATAGGCGTGCGCTTGTCCAGTTTGAGCTTGCTGCGCCAGACGCCAGTCGGCACGTGTTGCCATTGCGCCAGGTCGATGCCATTCGGGATGATCGTCGGTGTGACGCCGTTCAGATGTCGCCACTGATCGGCGGTCCATTGCGAGACGGCGATCACGCGCCGCGCCAGTTTGAGATTGTCGAAGATTTGGCGGTTGGCGTCCCGCTGCCAGGCCGGCATCTGCTCTTTAATCGGGTAGACGCCGTGGCAGGTAAAGGCATCTACCTGCGGCGCGCGTGTCAGGGCATGTGTGTGCACCAGCGCGTGCCCATCGGGCCGCGGCACAATGGTCCAACCATGTTTTTCAAGCTGCTGGCACAACTGGCGTTCGTGCATCGCCACGCCGCCGATGTCGGTCGCCGCGAAGCGCGGCAACATGCAGACCGTCTTGGTCGGCTTCATGGTTGGAACTTCGTCGCGTAGCGCCGCACCGTCGCCCCGCCCAGGATTTCATCCCAGGTATCGGCGCGTGTCGCGCCCTTGTGATAGCTGTACTCGCCGAAGTCCTCGGCGATCAGGCCACCCGCTGCGCCGCCGCCCAACTTCGCGCCAAAGGCATCCAACAGCGCGCCCTGCAAATCGGCGGGCACGTGGCCCCACCAGGACGGCACGTAGGTCACGGCGATGTTGCCGGGGTAGGTATTGGGCCACGCGCCGGTCGGATGCGGACAATCATCGCTGGCAGTGCAGCCGCACAACTTGCGGATCAACCAACTTTCACCGAGCACTGACCAGTAAGCGGCTGCGCTCAATACGACGTTGTTCTCGACTACCGTAATGACTTCCTGCACCGGCGACGGCAGGAACAGGTGCGACTCGTGCGCGCCGCTGAGCTTGCAGTACAGGGCGTCCAGGCAGAGCACGACGCGCCGCTCCGCGCCCGGCCCGCACGTCGCGGCTCCGTGCGCGGCCAGGAGGGTCGAGGGCGTGCCGGCCCGCACGTTGGGCAGTAACTCCAGGCTGAAAACCGCGCTGGCTGCACTCACCGCGGCAATCAGATCGTAGAGGGTCGGGTAGGTGGCGAAGGCAAAGGAAGTACCGCCGATAAGCAGCGCCGTAGCGGTAACTTGTACCGTGTCGGCGGCGGTCGAGCGCGCGATCAACGCCTGGCCGAAGGTGTGTCCAAGTTTGGCTTGCAGACTGGCGACCAGGCGATCAATGCGGCGCTGCAACTGCGCGTCGGTGAGATCGACCACGTCATCGCCGTACTCGGCGCGCACGTCGGCGACCGTCAGATATTCCAGACAGGCCGCTGCACCCACACTCGGCGTAACTGTAATCGTCGTGCCGGCTCCGGTCCAATCAGTCATTAGACCACCTCAGTATCATATGGCAACCCGCCGAAGCTGAACTCTACGCCGTCCTTGGACGGGAACACGTAGACCGTCGTGCCGACCGGAATGTTGTGATGGAAGGTAACTTGGCCCAGGCTGTTCGTGAGGCCGGCGTCCACCTGAATCGTGCCGGCAGTATCCAGACAGAGGCGGCAATACACGCCCGCCGCAACCACACCATCGACCGTCGCCGTGTAGACCTTGCTGAAGACGCCGACGCCGGCTCCCCACACGCCAGGCCCATGCGTAGTTGATAGTTGCGTGTCGATTTGGCCCACAGTGGGAGCTACACCACCAGTCGGGGCTTGCTCCAATGCATTCGCCGTCAGTCGTCGCACACCTCCATCGTCCTCGGTCATCTCGTGCAGGTGATCCAGCATCCCACCGTCCACTTCCAAGGCCGTCTTGATATCGGCGGTCGTGGGAGCCGCGGCGGTGACAATGCTGGGCGTGACGCGCCCCGTACCATCCGTAGCAAGCTTATTGGCCGGTGTCACCAGAATCTTAGCCGCCACATCGTCGGCAGTCGGCGGTGCCACCTTGTTTGCGCCGTAATCTGTCAGCGCGCTGTCCGCCTCGGCATTTACGTCGAGCTTGGCTTGCGCGCTGAGGCCGAGATCGGCACGCGCTTCCAGGCTATCGGTGGTATTGTCCACTGTGCCAACACCCGCACCGGTATTGGCGTTGATGTCGGCCAGTTCGGTTGCGTAATCGCTCTTGATATTGGGGTCCTTGCGAAACATGAGCCGCAGCCATTTTTTGATCGCAGTCACGGCGTCGCTGACGTTCGTCGCCGTCGCCAGGCCGCTGACCGCCGTCGCTGCTTCACCTGCCATGCCGGTACCAATGGTCGGCTTGCTGGACACATCCGCCGTCCAGTCCAATGTCGCTGGCGACTTACCCATGACCGATCCAACCAGGGCTACCGCCGCGCCTGCTGCGCCTGCCACCCACGCGCCTATGCCAGTAATCGTACTTATACCACCACCTAATACCTTGCCGCCCACGTCTCCTGTCACGCTTGCCACCGCGCCGCCTGCAAAAGTACTTGTACCACTACCTACAGTTGCGGGGAAGGTGGTGCCGCCTGTATCGACGGTGACGCCTTTCGCCTTCATAGTGTTGACGTCCACCTTCTGCGTATCGGGCACGACCGCCTGCACCTGCTGGCTGGACAACGCCAACGGAGCAGCAGCCAGCCACATCTGGATGTCCGCCTTCAGGTTCCCGGAATTGAACCCCAATTGATCGGTCTTGGCGCGAATTGCGGCCACGTCACCAGACAAAGCCGATGAGGTGCCCATCTTCTCGAACGACACGTAATCCAGTTGGAGATAGTGCGAGGTATTGCCCGTCACGGCGTTGTGCAGGAACTGTATCTTCATCTCGCCGGTGGCTGCGTTGTGATTGGCGACACCAAGGGGAAAGACGTAATCAAATGCGGATGCGCGCGGGAGCATCGTGCCGATGGCGACGAAGCCGGGCACAGCCTGTAAGTAATCCCAGGCCAGCACCGTGATCCAGTGGGTCGAGCCGGAGGCGTTGTACCAACCGGCGACACGCAGCACGGATGGCGTTTCGGTGATGGTCGAGACAGTGCGCGTGATTGTGATGTTGATGTTATTCGGGGAGGAGTTGACCTCGCGTACCGTGTATTCGACACCATCCCGCGCGGCCAGTGCGGTGTAAGTGTTGACCTCGGCACCACCGCCCGTGTTCGTGATGGCTGCGTTCGGCGCGTAGGCCACAGCCACACCCACGGCTCCGGTGAGTGCCAGGCCACCAGCCCCGCCTGGGGCGGCCGCCGGCAGCGCCAGCCCCAGGTCGCGCGCCGTCTGCGCTGTGCCGCTGACCTGAAGAATGTTGACAGGCAAAATCTCGATTGCACCATTCCAGCCGATTGATCCTATGCCCCTTTTTGCATCTGTCACCGCGGGAGAAGCGCCTGCCTGCTCATAGACTGGATACGCATAGACGCCCGCGGCGGCAGTCGGCATCGTCGCCATATAACTGCCCGCCCCGATCTCGGTCAGCGCAATGGCATAAGTCGTCCAGTTGGCAGCGTTGTACGCGACGTGTGTGGCACCATTCCAGTAAAGCCCGGTTGAGGTAATCCGTACAGCGTACAGCGTTTTACCAGTTGTGATGCCATGCGCCTGTAGTTCATTTGCCATGCTTATGCCGCCTTTGCAACGATCTCCTGCGCCTGGATCACTTCGACGGCGTTGGTTTGCCCGATGCCAATCTGCTTTGCGCGGCTGGGCGTGGGCACGGTCGGTGTCCAGGTCGGATCGGGGATGGTCTGCGCGAGCAGCTCAAGCAGGTACTTCTGACTTTCCTCCGATAGCATCGGCGCGATGATTCTAAAAACTGCTGCCATCGCCTCCGGGTTGCGGCTGGCAATGACCGCTTCGATGTCACGCTTCAACTCTCCGTTGCCGACCTGGTAGATGGCCAGGGCTTCCTTGCTGTTGATCACCGTCATGGCCTGCACGATGCTTTGCAGCGCCGGCAGGTCGGCTTGCGGCGCGGGGTTTTCCATGCTGCCGGCCGCGTTCAGCAGCGCCGCAATCTCAGGCGCGGTCAGGTCGAGGTAGGTCTCAGGATACGCGGTCAACTCCTGGACGAGCAACTTGACGCGCGGGTTGATCGGGCGTGGCGGGTCGGGTGGCCGCGGCGGTTGGACGGGTTCGGGATGCGGCGGCCGTTGTCTCTGTTCGGTTCGGCGGAGGGCGATTTGCGCGGGAGTATGCATAGGTGTCCTTTCAGGCAGTTGGGTCGGCAAAGACTACCGTATCGTTGTCATAGTAGCGCAGCCGTGCGCCGAGCGTGTTGTCGACTGCAATCCAGCATTGGTAGGCGGCGTAGACGTGGGTTCCCAGGGTGCAGTCGAGGTCCATGACACCGGGAGCAAAATCGTTGTACTGCGCGCCCGCGCCGAGCACATTGTAGTTCGCGTTCGCGCCGAGCACGTTGAAGTTCGCGCCCGCGCCGAGCATGTTGGCGTACGTGTTCGCGCCGAGCACATTGTAGTTCGCGTTCGCGCCGAGCACGTTGAAGTTCGCGCCCGCGCCGAGCATGTTGGAGGTCGCGTACGCGCCGAGCATGTTGGAGGTCGCGCCCACGCCGAGCACGTTGAACTGCGCGCTCGCGCCGAGCACGTTGGCGTACGCGGCCACGTCGAGCACGTTGAAGTACGCGCCCGCGCCGAGCACGTTGTACTGCGCGCCCGCGCCGAGCACGTTGTACTGCGCGCCCACGCCGAGCACGTTGGCGTACGTGTTCGCGCCGAGCACGTTGGCGTACGTGTTCGCGCCGAGCACGTTGTACTGCGCGCCCGCGCCGAGCACGTTGTACTGCGCGCCCACGCCGAGCACGTTGGCGTACGTGTTCGCGCCGAGCACGTTGTACTGCGCGCCCGCGCCGAGCACGTTGTACTGCGCGCCCGCGCCGAGCACGTTGTACTGCGCGCCCACGCCGAGCACGTTGGCGTACGTGTTCGCGCCGAGTACGTTGGATTTCGCGCCCGCGCCGAGCATGTTGGAGGTCGCGCCCGCGCCGAGCACGTTGAAGTACGCGCCCACGCCGAGCACGTTGGAGTTCGCGCCCGCGCCGAGCACGTTGGCGTACGTGTTCGCGCCGAGTAGTACATTATTGGATAGGATCGTGGCTATGTCATTCCAGTAGTTGGCGTCGTCGCGCATCGGCTCAAGATGGTTGCCGCGAATGTAATTTTTGAATGGATCGTCATACTTGAATGTGATGTAGTCGGCAAATTCTTGCGTTGCCGATGGCACACCCAACCAGGATGACGGTTCGGCGTTCCAATTCTGGATGCTGGACAGAGCGAGCAACTTGATCCAGTTGGCGGTGTCCGTTGCCGGGTCGCTGTTTGGCGGCACGTTGGCGTGGGCCGGCGCGATTGTCGGCGCGGGATTGTTCGGTGTCGTTGGGTCTACCGTGCCGTCCAGGGACAGGGTTGCGTTTTCGATGACTGGCGGCACGAACGCTGTGCCGGGAACTTCGGCGGTGAAAATCAAGTCTGCGCCGCTGCTGGTCAGCACGATGTGTTCGACCAGGTAGGCTGCCGCGTTGGCCGTGACGAAGTTGCCGGCCGTGGTTCCCAGGTCGCTGGCGAACGTCGCTGTTCGCGTCAATCCTCCGGCTGCCGAAATGTCCGCGGTGCCGTCCGTGCCGGTGAGCGTCAACGTCTCCACCTGCGCGACGGCGAGGCAGAGGTCGCCGGTCAGATTGTTGACGGTCGGCGCGTCAAAGGCCGTGCCGGGAATCAGGGCCGTGAAAATCAAATCGGCGCTGCTCGCTGTGACGACGATGCCTTGCAGCAGGTAATCGTCCTGCCAGGTCGTCACAAAGTCGCCGGCTGTCGTCTCCAGGTCATCCGCGAACGTGAGCAGTTTCGACAAGCCGCCGGCCGTGTCGATGGTGGCGGAGCCGACCGTGCCGGTGAGTGTTACGGTGTGGATCTGCGCTTCACTCGCGGGGATGTCAAACATGGCCTGGTAGACGCCCCCAGTGACTCCTCCGTAGTTCACGATGCTGCCTGCAGAATACCCCGCGTCGGCGTCCCACGGTTCTGCATCCGTCTGCCACCTGCGGAATAGGACGTTGCGCCAGTCGTACCCGGCGTAATTGTCAAAGGTGGTGTCCCAACGGAACACGATGACGCCCTTCCAACCTGCGATGATGGTAGCCTGGTCCTCGCAGAACGAAAGGTCATACAGCCAGTTATCCGGGTTCCAGTCATATCTGATCTGGTCTTCCGGGTGCAAGACGGAGTATACCTGCCCGTCGATTTGATCGGTGGCGGTGGCCAGTACGAGCAGCGGCTCAGTCTCACCGACGATGACGGGGTTATCGTTGGCGGTGGTGTGCATGCTGATTGCGGCTACCTGGTTGGTTTCGGTGGGATCAACTGTGCCGTCCAGGGAACCGTCGAGGTTGGTTATGGTTGGCGACGTAAAGGGCGTGCCGGGTGCGACGGCAGTAAAGATCAGGTCGGCGTCGCTGTTGGCGAGAATGATGCCGAGCACTGCGTAGGCGGTTGCGTGCGCCGTGAAGAAATCTTCTGCGGTGGTGGCCAGGTCGTCTGTAAATGTGATGCTGCGCACCACGCTGTCAATGGTGATTTCTGCGCTGCCGTCCGTGCCGCTCAACGTCAGCGTGTCAACCTGTGCGACTGCCAGCCCCAAGTCGCCGGAAACGTTCGCGATGGTGGGTCGATCAAACGCTGTGCCGGGAACTTCGGCGGTGAAGATGATGTCAGGGCCGGAAGACGTAACGACAACGCGAATCGGGTTTGCCAGGTAGGCGGCGGCCCAGTCGGTCACAAAGTTGGCCGCCGTAGTCTCCAGGTCGCCGTCGAATGTCGCCAGTTTGCTCAAGCCGCCGACTACGTCAATCGTGGCCGTGCCGCTGGTTCCGCTCAATGTGACGGTGTCTACCTGCGCGACCGGCGACGTGTAGATGGTGCCGTCGCCGTCTACGATGTAATGTGTAGTGGCGTAGTCCGTGATCCGATACCAGCCCCCCGGAGTCAGTGCGTCTGCGCCGATGGCCGCGACCAGTTCCGCATAGGTCACGTCCGTGACGCCTGCGCCGCCACCTGTAGAATCCTCCCAGATTGCTTTACCCGCACCGTCTGCTGTCAGGACTTGCCCATCATTGGCTTCGGGCGCCTCAAACTCAGCGGCTGTGAGCGGTTTGATTGTAAAAAATTGTGACATTATTGTACTGCTCCTATCCATCGCCGCCCGACCGGCGTCCACTATCCCGCATTATTCGCCGGAGACCGATTAACAAGACCGATCTCCGGCTCACAAAGAGGAGGAACACCCCGGCGGGGTCCAACCCAACCGGCTAAACTACGACCTCGGTCGCCTCAACCAACAGGTTGTAGACGCCCACTTCCGCATCGGTCGTGATGGTCAGGCTGACCACATCGGTCGGCATAGCCGGGTTCACGCCGAAGGAGGCCACGGCTCCATCGGGAAGCCCGAGGACATTGAGAGCGATTGGATTTGCATAGCCAGCCACTGTAGTAAAGCTGACTGCAAAAGTCGCCACAGTGCCTCTAAGAACTGCCTGAGCAGTTGGATCAACTGCTGGAAAAAAGTCGGGCTTCGGCGGCACCTCTTTGATTTCCAGCGTGAACGGGATGGTTTTCTGGGTCGGCATGGTCAACTCCTATGCTGCTTGCTAAACGGGGCGGCCTTGGTAGACCGCCCCGTTTACGTTTAGCGTCCGCTGTCCTGGCTCACGTCCAGGTAGTCTTCGGGGCAGAGCGCCGGGTTGAGGTACTGCTCGGCGTAGTAGCTCGAAGTCGGGTCCGGGGAGATCGGGCTGAGCGGTCGCGTGCACGCCACGTTCTGGATGCGCGCCTGCGCCCAGGGGGCCGACAGATAGAGGTTCGGGCGGAAGACGATGGTGCCCTGGAAGCACTCGTTGTCGTACTTCCAGTAGCCCAGATACTTGCCGCCGTCTGTCGCCTGGTAGTGGGTCGAGCCAGCCACCTCGGTCATTCTGTTGGCCGGCTGTGTCATGTCGTAATACTGGCCCATCAGCACCGGCATGTTGCCAATGCGCCGGGTCAGCACGTAGATGTCGCCGACGAAGGCCGGCGCAGCCTGGGTCATGGTCGTCCAGTCGTAGGTGATGATCGGGATGGCCCGCCCATCGACGAAGATTTGGCCCATGCCGAAGGTGCCGCCGTTCAGGGTGTTGCGGAAGGCGCGCTGTTCAGGGTTGAGCCAGACCAGCGTGTTGCCGGTGGAGCACACCGACCAGCAGGTGAAGGTGTCCAGCAGGCAGTCGCGCAGGTGACTCGGCATCATCAGGACCATGTCGCCGTCGCCGATGGTGCCCAGGTTCGACCACTGCGCCCGCAGTTGGATGCGACGAATGATGTCGATCAGGTAGTCCACCAACTCGAAGCCGTTGCGGGTGGCCGTCATCACGTTGCTGCCCCAGTTGAGGACGTAGGAGTCCATATCCGAGCAGCGCCGCGAGTCATGCACGTTGGCGTAGCCGGTGTTGACCAGGGCTTGCAGGCCGGCGAACTGCCCGGTGGTAGCGGCGTTGCCGGTGATCAACATGCGCTTGAAATCCTGCTTCATGGCGATGCCCGCCAGGGTCAGGGTCCAGGCCAGTTCGTCGGTGATTTGCGTGCCGTCCTTGCGGAAGGTGGGGTAAGCATCACACAGCTTGACGTTGTTCTCGGTGATGTCGCGCACCGGGCCGGCCCGCTTGAGACGGCCCTTGCCGGGCAGCAGCACTTCGCAGGTGCCGAACTCGACGCCCGGCGCATTAGCGCAGGCGGCGGTCGCTCCGGTGGCTTCGGCGTCCGTAGAAGTACCCGCCGGGCCGACGTAGGTGACGAGCTTGACGAACTGGTTGCACTCGTCGTTGGCGCGGAAGCCGATCCAGTCGATGAGCGGTTCGGCTTCGAGAGTCAGGCTGAGCAGGTCGTTCGACCCGCACATATTGAACAGGCCGCAACAGCCGAAAAAGGTGGGCAGGGTCGAAAGGGTCAGCGAGGCTTCCTTGCTGCTTCGATAGCCGCCCGGTTGATTGATATTGACATTACCCTGGGCGAGCGCCAGCAGGCCCCGCATCAGGGTCTCGGAATCAATATTCAGTCCCATCGTCATGCTCCCGCGGACTTGCGTCCGCTTACAGTCAGGTTGGTTTGCCGTAGAGGGTTTCGTGCTCCACATCGGCCAGCGACTTCTGCGCCGTGCCGTCACCGGCCTCCGGCGTGCGCTGCGTGGGGCGCTGCACCGGCTCCTGCATGAACTTCACGGTGGCGCGCGGCAGATGTGCGACCTTCTCGGCGATCTTGGCGTCGTCGGCGGCCTTCAGTACCTCCAGGCCGGCCAACAGGCCCTGCACGCTGCCTTCCAGCGTGGCCAGACGGGCCGTCAGGGCGGCGAACTGGCCCCCCATGCTGTCAGAGACCGCCTTGGCCATCGTCGCCAGCGTCGCGGGCGGGAAGACGATTTCCACCTGGCTGATCTCGGCAGGGGCGGGCAGGCCCGGCTCCGGCGTAGCCTTGGTTTCAGCGTTGGCGACCGGCTCCTCTGCGACCGCTGGCTCCGGCGCAGGCGCGTCGGCTGCCTTGGCCTCGGCTGCGGGCGCGACCGGCGCGGCCTCAGCAACCACCTCAGCTTCCTTGAAGCGCACGCCCAGGCCGGTCAGGTCTTTGGCGCTGGCTTCCAGTTGCTCGACGATGCGCTTGGCCTCGTCGTCGCCCAGGACGGCGGCCAGTTCGGCCACGGCGTCCGCGCGTGGTTGTTTCGATGTACCCATGTCAAGCTCCTTCGTGTGCAGGCCCGACCAGGGGAACGCGGCCTTGCTGCGCGGCAACAGGGAACGTTCCAGGATACAGCCGGGGGGCAGGTAGACCCCTTCGGCGCGGTTGGCCCACAAGAACTGAATCGACGCCCCGTAGTCGGCGGCGTGCGCGCGGTAATACTTCGCCGCGCGTTGGCCGCGCGGGGAGTCCAGAAACAGGCCGGATTCCAGCAAGAAACCAGGCTGGCCGATCACGACCTGTGTATCGCAAGTGCCGATATCGCTGCCGGGAATGTGCCAGATCAACAGCGGGCCGCGGTCGCCCGACTTGGCGGCGTACTCGACGGCGCTGTCCAAGAAGGGGGTCGAGACAATCTCGCCGTCCCGATCCTGAAAGCCGCCGCTGGCGATCAGCGTCCAGCGCGTGCGGCCATCGGCCTGCGCGTAAGCTTTGAACTCGCTGCGGAACGCCTTGGCATTCTCAGCTTTCTCGTCGGCGCGCTTGATGACCTTGGCGATGGGCGGGTTGGCGGGCGGCTCGCCGAGGCCCAGCTTTTGGGCCGCGGCAGCGTTGTGGAGCTTGTAGTCCTCAACGTCGCTATCTGACGCTTCATCACAGAGGACTGCGCCGCAGCCGCCGCACTTGTACCAGCCGGCGTCAGGCAGTTCCAGGTCGGCTTCGCACTCAGGACAAAGTTGACCTGGCGGATAATCGCCCACGGACGAGTCCTCTGTAGCCTTCGCACCATCACTGACCGGCAACGGCGTGTCAGGCGCGGCAGGCACGGTCTTACTGCCACTCAACCAGGCCCGAATATCTTTCATATCCACGTTAGCCCACTCCTTAGCATTGCGCACGGATTGCACCTTGCGAATGACGCCCCAGGCCACCTTGAAACCCTGGCCCTCATCCTCGGCGTCGTAGTTCTCGTTGAAGACCCGCACCCACAACTCGCGCAAGTCCCGCGGCAGCTTCTTGACCGCCTTGGGCAAACCTTCGTCACCCGCGCCGCTGTAGGGCATCGGTCATTACTCCGCTGCCGGTCGCGTCTCGGCATTGACAGCCCGCTGCGCCCGCAACGCGCGCGTCTGCTTGACTGAGCCGTAGGACACCAACAGCGCCAGGATCACCCCGGCGAACACGTTGATCGCCGCCCACACTTCCTTGGGGAAGGTCGGCCAGAAGTAGAACACCAGCACGTTCAGGAACGCCAACAGCGCGGCGTAGAAACGGCTGTCCTGGAGCAGAAACTTCAAAGTATCCATCTTGACCTCCTACTTGCCGCAGCCACCTTTGCCGCTCTTACCCTTGCCACCGGATTTCTTGGGCTTAGTCATGGGCTGACTCCTTCAAGTGATTCTAATGGCGGTGCGCGCCAGCGCGGCCACCTGCTCCTGATAGTACGCCGCAATCGCCGGGTCGGCTCCCGCGCTGGCCATGAAACGCTTGGGGCGCGAGCCTTTGACCTGGCTGGCGAATTGCTGATAGGTGTTCTCGTAGACGCCGCGCGTGCGCCCCTTGGCGGTCTTGCGCGAGCCGATGCGCGTCTTGGCGATAATCCGCGCCTTGACGAACGGCCCGCGATAGGCGCGGCCAACCTGCGTCCAGGACATCTTCTTGCCGGTCGGTGAGACAATCGGCGTGCCGGCTGGGCCATAGATACCGGTGCCTTCTTCTTGCCAGAGGGCGTGGGGAGCGACCTTGCGCGAGGCGTAGATGGTGATGCGGGTACTTTTGCCGGTTGAGAACACCAGGGGACCAATGACTTGAATCGACTCGACCAAACGGCCTGTCACCACGCCGGGGCCAAGACCGGTACGGCGCATCGACTCAGTGCGCGCCTTGGATTGATACTTGGCGGCCACCGTGCGCAAAATGTCCAGCTTGCGCGCTTGAAAGGCTGGATCGGCGGCCACCCGCACGGTTTTCTGAATGATTAGCCCACTGGTAGGCACGATACTCCTGATGACTGGTGGATGCTTATATGATACACCCACTTGTCAAGATACGGCAATTCGACATGCTACCTCAGCGATAGCGGATACGGCAGTAGCAGGCCCCGCCACATTTGGTGCCACCTGCGCCGGGTACGGTGTTGAATGTCCCGATGGGCACCCAACCTAAAGCCGCTAAAGCCAGACAATCCACACATTCCTGCGGCCCCTTGGTGTCCTCCCAACGCTCCTCGGTGAACGCGCCGCTGGTGAGCTTCAGCACGCGATCTTCAGCCCAGTAGCGACTGTAGGCTTTGCCGACATACAGCATAGCGCGGGCGCGGGCCGCCGCAACCGACATTTCACCCTGCGCCAACTCTGCCGAAAATTTTGCGAGTAGGCGATATTCTCCTCGTAAAATTTGACCGTTTGCCCCCCACGCGGCGAAGTCCATCTGCGCCCAACCGCCGCGCGCGAGAGCCGAGTAGGCGTTGTAGAGATGCTTCAGAATGTACTGGCCCGCCTGTTGGAAGTCGGCGGGCAGCAGTCGCCCCGCCAGCACGTCCTCGGCTAGATCGGCCAGCGTCGTCTCGGCGCGCAGGGCGATTTCGCGCAGCCCGGCTTCTAGCTCGCGCTGCGAGACCAGCGCGCCCAGGCGGCCATCCGGCAGCAGGCGACGGTAGCGGCCACCGCCAAACATGCGGCGGTCGAAGATGTAAGCGGGGAGACGCGTGGTAGGCATGACTTATTATATACCCACTTGACAAGATCAGAGAAACGCTGTAAGATATAAGCGCCTGGGAACTGACAGCCCCAAGCTAGTACCAAGTAGACTGAAGGCACATAGACTCCTGCTCAATGGTGGGAGCCGACTTGCCTAGCGTTTTGTCAACGCGAAAGCCTTCAGTCGGCGGTCGGCCTCAACCAATGCGCAGGAGTTTTGTTTTGCCATGAACGATCAGCCATCCCCCAACCCGCCGCTGCGCTACATCGGCGATGTCCAACGCCTGCATCTGGAACCTGGCGACGTGATCGTGCTAAAGACGCCTCGCACGCTGAGACTATTTGACCTCGCAGAAACCGAGAAGCTGATGCGTATGCTGTTCCCTGACAACAAGTACGTGATACTCGGCCCAGGCTACGAATTCAGCATCATCGCGCCCGCGGAGACCGAGCTATGACCATCCCGTCACACATCCAACTCGCACGCGAAGCTGACATGGTGGCCGCCATCTACAAGGCCGCCAAGCGCAAGTACGGCGCGCAGGTCGTCAACGATTGGCTGGCTGACGACTACTACATCGTGCCGCCCGAAGTGCCGACTGTCATCTGCCCCATCTGCCACGCGTCCGTCAACCTGCTTGGGCTTGCCCGCCATATCCCCAATCACCGGGGTAAGTACGAGTGCCGCCTGCCGGCCTGCCAGGGCAAGAGTAATCGCTTCGACACAGCGCGCGGGCTGCGCGTGCATATCGTCAAGACGCACACGAAGGAGCAACCATGACCTACTTTCTGATCTGGAACAGTGACGGCGACACCTATGTCGAACGGATTGATCCTGGCAAGCTCGCCAGAGACATCGGCGCTGGCGATTACGGCGATCACCCTCAATTCCTATCAGCCTTGCCAGATGATGATTGCTCGGATACCGGCTACTGGCCCGAAGGCGCGCATCTGCTGATCAAGGGCGAGATCGTCGTGCCGCAAGCTGAACAAGTCGTCACCATGTACAAGATCGCCTGACCTATAGGTCGGGCGTTTTGTCTGCTGCATGTCTGCTGATTGTCAGACTGGCGTCAGCAAGCTGTAACTTTTGGTGTCAACAAATCATACGCGTCAGCTAAATGTCAGGAAATCGTCAGGTTAGTGTCGTGAACTTTGTCCGCATCGGTGTATCCTCATGGACGTGCCCCAAGTAAAGCTACCGCCAGACCTAATGCCAGCCGCCCACCGAGCCGGTGAAGGCGCGCTATTGCGCGTCTGGCTCCTGGCGCGTGCCCTGGCTACCGCGCCCGGCACGCGTATCGCGCAAGCCGTCTTATTGGACGCCATCGGCGAGCATCTACACGTCAAACTGCGCCATGCCAGCAACTTGCTCGCCAAGGGCGACGGCCTGTGGTGGCGCTTGGATGAACGGCACGGCTACGTCTACCTGATCGGAGCCAAGCCCATCATGCTACGCCTGGGCGGCGAGCCTTCCGATGCGCCCGCTGTGGCGCTGGCACTGGCCGATCTGGCGCACCTGGGCCACTTCTACGCCCACTGTTACGCCGCCTACATGCAGCGTTACGTGCATGGCGACCGTTCGGAGATGGTCAGCCGAGACGCCTTGCAGCGCATCTTCGGCGTCACGCGCAACACCTTGCGCCAATGGGAGCGGGAGGCCGGCGTGCTGGTGAGCCAGAACTTCGCCTTTGCCCCGCCGAGCGCCTTCAGGGACATGCCGGACCGCCACGTCGAATACCACTGTCGCTGTGGTCAAGCCTTCAACACCCTCGAAAAGCTCTGTAATCATCATGCTGAATGCCAGGAACGGGAATACATCGTCGTGTGGGATCGCCCCAACTCTTATGCACCCCCCATGACACCCACTGTCGGCACCGCTTCACCCATCGGCCGCGCAAGATTAGCCCACTATCAACACCGGCACGCACCGCAACCTGACGAAACCAGATGCCAAACTTTGTCACGCTCTAAGTCGTCGCCAGATCAGACCCGCCACGCCGCGCCCTTGGGTTGGTTAGCTCCCGACAGTCGTACGCACTATCGCACCGCGCGTAACAGTGACGCCTTGCCGCTGCTGTTGCTCCACAAGGGTGTGCCGCTGACGCGCCTCTGGCGCGCGACGTTGGGCACGGTACTTAATTGACCCCTGTAATGCCTAGAAGGACCCCTTCGCCAGCATTCAAGGCAAGCTTTACGGAGTATGAGCAGAAGCTGATCAAAGTGGGTATACCCGTCAAGCCGGGTAAGTCCAAGCCAGCGGAGAAGCCCCCAAAAAAGCCCAAGCTGTGCCAGCGGAAGCCGCCCCCACCGCCGCCCGACCCCAACCCCCTCCTGGATCAGCAGCGGGTAGACCCTCGACCGCTGGCCTATGCCGACTATCTGCTGACGCCGCACTGGCAGCGCGTGCGCCAGGCGGCTTTACGTTTAGCCCACTCTACCTGCGCCGCGTGCGGCCATCGCCACCATCTGCAAATTCATCATCTGCATTACAACTCGCTCTGGCACGAGCACTGGTGGGACGTAAAAGTGCTCTGCGACTGGTGTCACGCCAAGGAGCACGGTAAGTTATAGGTTTGCGTCATCTGGTCTGCGTAAGCCACGGCTTGCGCCGCATCTCGACCATCAACGTGCCGGAGGTGGGCATGAAGACCCAGTATGAGCCGGTAGGGGTACTCAGAGTCCCCTCAAAAGGACTCCCCCCGATGACGCCGGACCGGAATGTCCAAACGGCCCTGAATGGCAATTAAGGTGCGCTGATCGGCATAGCACTGGTCAACAGCACCATCAGCAGCGTGATCAGCGCGCACCAGACTGCGTAGCTCAACCATCTGACCAGGATGGGACTCGGCGAGCCGCGCTTAGGGACGATAGGTCAGGCGTCCGATGACGCCGTACTGACCGACCACGCAGGAGAGCACATGCACGTCGTCGTTACCCGGATCGCGGAAACGCTGCGCCACGTAGTTGACGCCGCCGAACGTGAACGTGAACTCATTGGAGGTCGGCCAGAGACCCAAGCGCGCGCCGTACTTGCAGAGCGCCGCGGCCGGGTTGACGGCCAGCACGTCATGGGCCTCGGCTTCGCCGCGCAGCGCCGCAGCCAGGGTGGCATAGTTGGGCGGCTCCACCGGCGGCGTCACCGCGCCGGCGCGTTCCTTGAAGACCACGTGTCCGCTGACATGCCGATGGTCCGGTAAGCCATAGCCCCAAATGACATCCGAGATGGCTTGCTTGGCGGCGTTACCGACGAAGAAACCCAGGGGGCCAATGACCTCGACGCCATTACGGGTCGAAGGAAAGGTGCTGGTCGTGGTGAATTGGTTGTTGGTGTTCCCCGGCCCGGCGGGCGCATCCGCGGCGGGCGGCTCCCCGTAGGGCCAGGCCATCAGGGCGCGTTCCGCCGTCTGGATGCCGTCACGATTCAGGATTTCGACGGTGACGACCGTGTTGCCCATCGCGGCTTCCTCGTCAATCAGTTCGGCCAAGACGCAGGCGTAGGGAGCCGAGGGCACCGGTTCCCAAATCAAGTGGATGCCATCCACCCTGCCCGCGGCGTTGAGATGATAGGCTCGGCAGTTGGCCGCACGTGGATCGGTCATGGCGTTACTCCTTGGTCTGCGCGGCTCGGCGCAGAAGGTACAGCAATAGTCGCCCTGCCGCCGCACCAGACCGCAGTCCCGCGGCGCAGTGGCGTAGTCAGGACACAGGGTGAAAGTCATGCCTGGACGTAGGCGGCGCTGACCCAACCGGCCAGATCGCCGGCCCGCACGCACAGCCAGTTGTTCTTGGGCGTGCGGCCCCAAACTTCGACGGCGGCCCCCCGGCGCAGGCCAGCCAAGATGTTACCGGTGACACCAGGCTGGTCGCGTACATTGAGCAGTTCCGCCGTGACCGTGCCGTGGCCCAACAGGCCCGGCGACGCCAGATTGACCAGGATGTTCAAGATTTGCTGATAGAACGCCTGGGCCGCCTGGGGCGTCCAACCCTCCGTACCCATGATCACCATCTCGACATCACTCAGCCTCATAGGGCATCCTCGCCGGTCGGCACATTGTCCAACAACAGGCGCAGCAGGCGTTGGGCGTTCTCGACACTGAACGTCACCGTACCGGGCGGCACGGTCAGGCGCAGTGGTAGCGGCCAGTCGTCATGCCACTCCGCCCGCAGTACAGAGTGTTCCTCGTAGAGCGTCACCGCGACCGTGCGCGGCAGGCCAGTCGCATCAGATGGACTCATGGGGATACCTCCGCGCGTGCCAGGCGCGGCGCAGCCAGTCCGGGATGAGGGGGCTGTACAGCACGAACGCGCGCCCGTCCTCTTGTTCTTGCGCCGTGGTTGCAGCCAGTAACTCCGCAGCGTCTTCCGCAAGCAGGCCTCCTTGATTGGCGGCCGCGACCAGACCGGCCGCGCTCTCCGGCGCGATCCCGCGCGTGATCAGTTGGCGCGTGCGCTGCTCAGTCGTCGGCGGCATCGGACGCCTCCGCGACGAGCAGCTGCGCGGCCCGCAGATGTTCTTGCGCCGCGCCCCGTAACGTTTGGGCCTCATTGACATCGCCCGCCAGCGGCCAATCGACGGCGATGCTCTTGGCGCTGGACCAGACGGTGCGGGTCGCGCCGTAGCGGGTCACGCGCACCAGGTCTTCGCCCGGCCCCAGGTAGGACTTCATCTCGGCGTAGCCGGGTGCGCCGCCGTCCTCCAGCCAGGCTGCCGCCTTTTCCATCGAGTAGAGCTTGCCGTAGGTCGAGGGGTCGATCCAGTCCGGCAGTACGCCGCGCTCGATCGCCAGCTGGCGGGCCTCCGCGGTCGAGATGATGCCTTCGCCACTGCCGGGATCGGGCTGCCAGAGCGCACGGATGTTCTTGATGTGCTGACCCTCCATGATGGCGCGGGCCAGATCGTCGTCGTCATTACGGCGGTCGAAACCGAAGCCGATGCCGGACGGCAAGATGTGCCAGTTGGCGACGCGCTCCATGTTCGTGAGCATCCTGCCGAAGCCTTTGCCCTTGGCCTTTTGCGCCTGCACCTCGGCCTCGCCCTTGGTCGCGCCGGACTGGGTGGCCGGCCAGAACTCGCGCGCATCGACGCCGAAGTCCAGGGCCAGCGTGTAGACGTAGAGCGAGATGGTCTGCCCGCGGTCGAAGTTTTCGGGCAGGTTGGAGAAGGGGATCAGTTCGGCCTTGATGTTAGCCAGCGGGTTGCCCGCGGAGGCGAACCACAGCAGCGACTTGAAGACGAACTGTTCGCGGCTCAGGCGCTTGGCCTGGTAGAGCTTGAAGGCGTCCTCAAGTTCCGGCATCAGGATGCCGCTCATGGTGACGAGGCCGGGCATGGGCAGGTCGGCCAGCTTCTCGGCGTCGTAGCGGTAGAGCGCCAGCAGCACACTGGCCGCTTTCAGCGCGCGGCTGACGGGTGAAAAACCGAGGCCGAACTTGGTCTCGTCGGTAGAGGGCAGATCGACGATGTTGGCGACATCCAGCGGACCAAACGGGATGCCGCCGCTGGCGGTGCGGCCGATCTTGGGGTAGTAGCGGAAGGGGTACTGGCGATTGCCGGTGCGCGTCAGGCAGGCGGCATCGACTGGATAGAGGTCTACGACCGGCCCCTCACGTCCCTGGCGCGCCAACTCCAGCGTACCGCCCATGTCGGTGCAGAGATAGTCCTGGCTCCACTGGTCGATCAGGCGGTTCCAGCCATCGCCATCGGAGGCGTTGGCGAACAGTTCCTGATAGCGTTGCACCTTGTTGCGCCCGCCCGTCACGGCCCAATCCAGGGAAGCGGCCTTAGAGACCATCGACGCCAGCGCGCCGGACAGGATGGGCTCCTCGCGGGCAAACGCGCGCAGGCGTGAGGTGCGGGCCGCATCGCCCCAGGGTGGGAAGTCCTGGCTGTCTTCCCAGGCGGTAAAGGTGAAAGAGACCAGGTCTTTCGTCTCGGCGAAGCGGGGTTGGCGGGAGTCGGTGTTGGGCATGGTAGCCTCACAAGGTCAGCACGTAATAGGGGCCGCAGACGCCGTTCGAGAAGTGACCGGCAATCGCCAGCGCGTGTAAGATGGCGCGTTTAGGGTGGGTGATCGGTTGGGCGGCCAACGCGCCCAAGGCGTAGTTACGCCCGCAGCCTACGGCAGTCAGGCCATCGGCCATGCGCGTGATCTGGAAGTCGTTGCCCACCAGATAGACCTGGCCGTGATAGCCGACCAGGAAGCCGCCGCCGCTTTCGACGTTGTTCTCGATTTTAGCATAGCCGCCGGCCTTCAGGCACTCGCGGATCGCCGGGATCAATTTGGCGACCATGTAGCGCGGGATGTCATGAGTGAAGGGATTATCGGGCACGGCCAGATTGTACTGCAAGAGTTGACCCAGGCGAAAAGAAGACGTGTAGCCGATCAGCAGACTATCGACCTGAAAGACCTTGCGTGCCGCGACGGCCTGAATGTCCCAGTCGTTTGCGCCGGCGGAGTCGCCGCCGATGTAGACGTGGCCGTGGTGTTCGAGACCGATGATGCAGGTCATGTGACTCCTAGAAGATGCGGCCCACGCCGCCCGCCACGTGTTGTGGCTCCAGCATGGTCAGCGCCACCGCATCGCCGCAGTCCGGCGAGCGGCCCAAGGTCTTACGAATGTCGTCCTTATCGACGACCTGAATGCCCCGCACTTCCAGTTGCCAGCGTTGCGCCCGCAGATCGCCGGACAACTCTGGGTCGGGCGGCAGGGCCAGCGGAAACTCGTTGTCGGGGTCCAGCGCCTCGCGCAGCCGCCAATACATCTCAGCGCGCAGGTTGACAAACCTTAGTTTACCACTCCTGTCAAGGGCCTGTGAGGGTGCGCTGAGATTATAGCCGATGACGTTCATTCTCTGCTTGACCGCCTCATCGTAGGCCGACGCGCCGATCGAGGCCATGTCCAGGTTGCAGTAGCCGCCGCGGCTGAGCAGCGGCGCGAGCAGGTCGGTTACCGCGGTGCCGCTGGGCGTCATGACGCCGGGGGTCTTCTTCAACTCGCCGAGCCAATAGCCGTAACGCGACGCGATCACGGTCTGATCCTCGCCGCCGTGGGCCGGGTCGCAGCCCAGGCAAGTCAGAAAGCCCAAGCGCCCGCCGGGCGTCCAGCGTTGCTGCGCGGCGCGAATCCACTGCGTCGGGATGATCTGATGCGCGTCGTCGGTTTGGCCGATGGCCCACGAGCCGTAGAGCAGTTGATCCTTCCACGGCTGCGGCAGCAGGGCCAGGCGACGGCGGTAGGCCAGGTCGATGGAGGGGTTGTCGGACAGGAAGGCCGGGATGAAGGAGCGCGACACGGCGTCAGGGTCGCCTTCGTCGCATTCGACTTCGTGTTTGTCGTCGATCAGCTTGTACCAGCGCACCTCGCCCATCTTAGCGGGTTTGGGATAGTCAGGATCGAGCCAGGCCGCCCAGCGTTCCAGCACCCAGTCATTGCCTTCGCCGCCGGGGTTGGTACAGGAGACGACGCGCACGCGTTGGTTGAGGCGCGTGGTGCGCAGGCGGGAGAGCATGTAGACGTACATCTCTTTGGGGAACTGCACCAGTTCGTCGAAGCCGATCATATCGTATTGCGCCGACTGGTAGTCTTCGAGGTTCTTCAAATGTTCCAGGTGGCCAAACTCGATGCGCTGACCGTCCGGGAACTTCCAGACGTGCTTGGAGGCGTTATAGAGGGCCGGATTGCCGTACAGTTGGCTGGAGCGCAGGATCAGCGAGCGTTCCAGGTCGGGGAAGCCGCGGCGCAGCAGCAGCACCTGATGGTGTTGGGTGCGCGCCGCGCCGAGCAGCAGGTCGCTGTTATGGGTCGGCAGGGCGGTGGGACCGCACAAGTAGACGCCATCGGCGGCGGCAACTTGGATGCAGCGCATCGGCACGGCGTCGGTGCGCTCGATAGTCGTCAAGGCTACCTGGCTGGCGTCCGGTCGGCGCAGCGTAGCCGCCATCGTACCATGCCAGCGGGCCCAGGTAGCGGTCATAATGACCAGTGTACCTATGTTGGTCCTGACCTGCCACTTGTGCCGGCCATCGGCGCGGATCACTGCGCCATCGGCGAAGGTCAACTGATAGGCGCTAGGGTGGGGGTCGATGGCCGAAGTCGCCAGCACCTCCGTAGGTTGGCCATTCGAGCCGAGCACGAAGTCGCCGACCCGCACGGCAGCCATCGTCGTCCACCCATCAGGGGTCGGCAATAACGTCGTTATGTCAAGAAGCTTACCCCCCCCTGCGGCCCCGCCAAAGAGCAGTTCAGTCGCCGGATTCCGTAGCGCCAGCTTCTGCTTCGGTAGGGCCTCCCATAAGAAGTCGGGTTTCGCCTTCGACGACGTTTCCGTCAGGCCCCGTTTCCGCGCTTCCAGCACCGCTTGTGCGCGGACCGCCCATAACGACTGCGGGGTGTTCACCATTGGCGATGCGTCTGAGTTGTTCGTCATTGAGTTGATTCAAGTCCAGTTTCATGTTGAGCGAGACTTCTCGCTCCATATAGCCGCGCCCGCGGCCTTGCGTTTTGAGCATGAAACACACCGCCCAACCTTCGCCGTGCAGGGCACGGTTGTAGAGCACGCCCTCGACGTTATCCAGGCGGCTCTCCCATTCTTCCTGGCAAACCGCCTGCACTTCGGGTTGGTCGCGGCGGTAGTAGTCCAACATGCGACGCGTGACGCCGAGCATCTTAGCCGCCATGTTCAAGTTGCCTTCGTAGCGACGGATCGCGGCGATGACCTCGTCCATGTCCCAGGCGGGGTGCAGCCCACCGCTGGCCTTTTTGTAGACCGGCGAGATGTAGCCGATGCTGCCGGTGGGCACGCCGGTGGAGCGGGCGGCCAGGTCGTTGTGTTTCGGCTTGGGCGGCGCGAAGTAATCATCCGGCAGGTCCGGCGCAGGCTCCGGCGGCAGGTCAGCCTCGGCCTCCTGCACGGTATGCAGGGCTTCGGCGGCCTCGAAGGCCGCTCTGGCGCGCGTCTTACGCGGTAAGCGGGGTTGGTGGGGCATCGTGGCTTAGTCCTCCGCCAGCAACTCCGGCTCTTGGTTGAAGGTGCGCTGGTAGCGGTCCAGGCAGATTGCAGCACACTCCGGCTTCAGTTCAATGCCGATGGCGCGCCGCCCTTGCTGCTCCGCGGCGATGATGGTCGTGCCCGACCCACAGAAGGGGTCGCACCACAGATCACCCGGATCAGAGTAGGCTTGCAGGAAGAAGGTCGGCAGGCCGACCGGAAACTGCGCGGCATGGACGGTAGCCTTAGCCACGTCGATGTGGATCGGCAGCACATTGGAGGGCAAGGCTGGACCAGCCGTGACGGTCATCTGAGCGCGGAACTGGCGCAGGCGGCCCTTGCCGTAGCCGTCGCCCGCGCCGCCGGGGCCGCTGAAGCTGTCGGGCGACGCGTACTTGACGTGCTCCGGGCGGAACTTGATGGCGTGGGTGCGGGCGAACTGGTAGATCGGCTCGAACTCATTCTTGAAGCGGTTGGGCCAGGAGCCAGGCATGGCGATATGCAGCCAGCACAACTCATCGACCAGGGTCCAGCCCCAGGTGCGACACATGGCCAGCACCAGGTCCATGACGTAGAGCACGCGCGCGCCCGCTTCGCAGTGCGGCTTGAGGTTGACGAAGAAAGAGCCATCGGGGGCCAGGTGGTCACGCGCCAGCGCCTGCACGTGGTCCCACCAGGCGACGTACTGGTCCATGGGCACACCGCCGTACTCGGCCTGGCGCTGCTCGGCGTAGGGCGGCGAGGTGAAGATGCCGGCCAGCGGCGCGCCGTCCGCCAGCAGTTTCGCCCAAGCGGCGGGGTCGCGGCAGTCGCCACAGTAAAGCCGGCTGTCACCCAGGCCCCACGTCTGGCCGGGCGCAGTCTGCCAGGTGGCTTGCAGCGCATCCGCTTGGGCAAGTTGCGCGCCGGCGTCGGGGTTGGTCTCCGCGCCATCCGCGCGGCCGGCGAAGATGTCAGCGGTGATGTTGGCGGTGTCTTTGAGCATCTGGAGCACGGCGGCATTGGAAGTCTGGATGGTCTCGCGCAGCGCCTGGAAGGCGGCCTGGTCGGTTTGGGCCATTGCGGCGACCGGATCATGGGTACCCAGCGCGTAATCGGCCTCCGCGTCGGTGAGATCGGTGATGTCTACGGGCCACTCTTTGTCTGGATCGAGCGATTCACGGAGATGACCATCCCAGGTGACGAGCTTGCCGCCAGCCCGTTCCGAGTACCAGGCTTTGAGCGTGTCGGTAATGCCGATGTCGGTCAACACGCCGTACATGGCGTCCGCTTGCGCCTTGGTATGGTCGCGCCATTGCGCCGGCGAGGGCAGCAAATCGCGCGGCTTCATCATGCGCCGCTCGACGATGCGATACTTGACCTGGGAGAGATCATAGGGCTTAGGCATCCGCGGCGGCCTTGGCGACGTAGGTCGCGTAGTAGGCAAAGAGCTTTTCGGCCTCGGTGATGGCGACGGCAACATGGCGGTTGTGAGAAGAGCGTTCCTCGGTGCGCTGATTGCGCAGCAGAGCCAGCACGCGCTGCATGGCTTCCAGGGTCATGACGACTTCCTGATTTTCCACGGTTTCCTCCTAGACTACCCGAAAGGTGCGCTCCCGCTCATGCGGTCTGCGCGCCCAAGACCATTCTACCACAACGCCAGCCCCTGTCAAGTGGTTGGCTAGTCATAAGACGAAAACCGAGGGATGAATTTACCTTTTTATGGGATTTCTGGAAAAATTTAGGAGCGAGGACGATTAGAGAGGGTAAGGATGAAAACAAGATGGGAAAAAGCAGGAATGCGATAGGAAGGAGTAGGAAGATGCAAAGAAGGTGACAAGGTGTACGATGGGAGAGTGACAGATACGCGACAGGAAGTTGCGGTTGCAGAAGCACAGGCGGGCAAGGCTGTGACTACAGGGATGACACAGACAATGAGCGTGACGAAGATGACGCGCGGCGACGCGGGGAGAGTGGACATAACGAGAATGGCGGGGAGGGGCGCGCGAGATGGGCGAGGGTGACCCATGCTGCTGCGGCCATCGCCCCAGTATTTTGTGATGTTGGCATATGCGCCAGAATCTGCCATCCAGTAACTGACTGTCACAAATCGCAGACTACGACAGAAGAACGGATTGCCAATTACTATAAGTGGGTCGATTGTGCAGCGCAGCTTGCCCAGCTTCACGAGTATTGTACAGCATTGTCTTGGAGCGGCGGCCACGTGGAGCGGCGATCACGTGGAACTGTCGCTCACCTGTCGCTCACCTGTCGCTCACGTGGAACTGGCGCTCACGTGGCGCGGTGATCACGTGGGCCTGCCGATCACGAGGAACTGTCGGCTCAACTATCAACGCGATATGATTTACGCGCGTCACGTCACACACTAATCCGCAGATATGCCAGTTGGCACAATATGAGTTTTCGCGACACATTTATAGGTAGCAAAAGATACGCTAATAGCGCCCGTTTTGGGGCGTATTATGTGCCTTTTGCTATATAGCGAATAGGCATTCCACCTTGAGCCAATTTGCAAATCTTAGCAAGCTGCGCTATGCTACCTCCTGTAGTTCGGTGCACTACAAAGGGGCACCAACGCAGGTAAGTCGCCTGCGTATCACACGCTTACAGGGGGTCAGCATGAAACACATTCGCCGTATCACTACTCGTCCGTGGCTTTGCAATTTGGCGTGTCTTTGGTCTAGCACGCGCGGTGTAACGCACTGGACTAACGATCAAGAAAAGAAAGACTTCGTAGAGATACAAGCACACTGCGGCAATAAAGTGATTGCGATCAAACGCTTACCCTGCGAACTCATTGAAGGGAAGGGTGGTAGATTCTACTCTTTCGATGTTTCGATGCCTTCGTGGGAAGGGTATGTCGGGAAGTCGTACTATACCGTATATAGCTAGACATCGCATTGTACCGTCGAGTCCAGCACGTCGCGCGTGCTGGACTCTGGGTAGACTGCGAGTCTATCGCTCTGTATGATGAGCGTAGCACATTTACGATTGAATACTCACTTGGAGGGCACCATGACTAGCGATACAGAGCTACAGGTATCGGCACCGCTTTCCGTAGTAAACGGAAGCGTGGGTGAAGCAATTGAAAAATGGCTCACGGAATGCGCGCGATTGGAGATCAACGCCCGTCTGACAAGCGGACCGAACGAGCAGAAGTTGTTGTGTGGCGCGAACACCGTCACTGTCAAAGTTACCCCGATGGAACTGTACACCGCGATGGTGCCGTACGCGCAAGACAAGCGTTTCAACAAGCCGTCGTCGACGCGCAACACCTACAGCAATAACGTGTATCTGCTCCGCGAGATTGATTCCGCAATCCCAGGGGGCAGAGCAAACGGGCACGTCGCACACACCGGGAATGGCAGTACTGCGAACGAGAACAACACGGGTGACAAGCCCTCACGCGACGTCAATACCGTCAAGGGGATTGACAAGAAGATCATCGACTTGACTGCCAAGCGCGATGAGATCGACAAGAAGATCACTGACCTGACGGCGAAGCGCGCCGACTTGGAGAAAGCCGAACGCGAGAATGCCGCAAAGAACGAACGCGAGAATACCGAGAAAGCGCAAGCTGCAGCGGCGAAAGCCGCAAAGGCAGTCACCGCGGCGTTGCCCGCGCTTTCGATCGCTGATATGGCAGTGATGATCGCGCAGCTACAGGCCGCGATGGCCTTGCAGATGGCTGCACCCGCTATGGCAATGGTGGAAGCCGCAAACGTGTAAGACACCGCGCAGCACCGCGCTAGAATGCCCGTAGAACGCTACAGCGTCGATTCTACGGGCATTCGCTTTGCCAAGCTATTAGATGTAGGGCATTCGCTCTAATCGGCCCTATGGGGCTACAGGAGGAAATGTGTACACGTTCGTTGCACCAAAGGGGCAATACGTTGTAGGTGGTACATGCTTCGATCACGAAGAATCACGTGAGGCACGTGAGGCACGTGAGGCACGTGAGTTATGGGCTATAGCGCAAAGTGAAGGTGAAAGTGATCGGGCGTCATGGGCGAGGCGCATCGCACAAGAAGCGCGAGAATCAAGAGAAACGCACCGCGCGCAAGTCGTTTTGGCGCGATGGCGCATCGCGCAACGAGCGCACCGCGTACCACGCTAGAATCGCCTGTAGAATGCCAAGGAGGCGATTCTACGGGCATTCGCCCTGTGAGACGTAGTAATGTAGGGCGATTGCTAGAATCGCCTGTATGACGGGCTACAGGAGGGGTGATAGGTGATACGCCAGTATGCACCGCGTCAAACTACCATGATAGACTGCTATTGCAAGGCGCCTTTTTGGACAGCCGCGCAGCCGCAGGTCGCGCCTTGCGGCGCAACGGTGTCATCCAACGTTGACAGTTGCGACCAGAGCTTTGCATACGTCCCACGGAATACGGCGACTTATGCAAAGCCGTGACCGTAACATACGTCTCACGGAAACGATCCGGGAGTTGACAGAAGTCTAGTGATTGGATGACGTAACGAGTGTATGATTGTATCGGTACAACCATACATTTCGGATACAACTGGCAGAAAAAGCAGACGGCGACCCTACATCACTCAAACCTATGTTATGCGTGACGATGTAGGTATAACCGATGTAGGTCAAACATACATCACCAAAACATACATCCATAGGAGGGTTATCATGGAAGCGTACAGGGCGGAAGCAAAGCAGTATTTTGACGAGATCATGGCCGAAACGCATGGGGACGCCAAGCAAGTGCGCGCCGAGATCAACCGGCTGTCCCAAGCGGTAGCAAGTACGGGGACGGCTGTGAACATCTACATCATGTCGTTGGTCATCACCATGCTGTGCGCATACTGGATAGAGCTACCGGCGTAAGCGCCATCACCATACATCACCAGGAGGATCATCATGGAGAAGATGGACGCAGTTCTTGTGTACCACACTGGCATGGTAAGCGGCGGATTTGAGCGCGTTACCCTGGGGCTGTTTGAGACGTATGCGGCGGGGATGCGTTACGCCTACGACAACTTTGGACCGCTCATCAGTGGGAAAGTCGCCTAGGTGTTGTTCTCAGACGGCACGTGTCGGATGGCCGGCGAGCAACTCAAGCAATCGGTAAGAATTTGACGGGAATCCCTCAAGTGCCCGTCGCGTCCCGGCTGATGTGGAGGGTCAGTCGGGGGTGGGAGTTAGTCTCCTGCATGGTCATAGCGTGCGATCCAGCCTAGAGTCAGCCGCCATATCCGAAGCTGGTAGCGCGGGCGTCGTAAAACGTCGCGGGATGACAGACCGCGTCAGGTAGCGGGCAACTGGTAAGGATAATACCGCGCCACGTTATGACCATGAGTAGCAAGTAACCCTACGTTCCGGGCAAGTAACCATACATCTTGGGGAGGATACCATGAAAGATCGTCTGTATTTCTTGGGCTGTACGGCACGGGCGCTGGATATGGCGCTGTGGGAGATCGAATCGGGTTACTACGCGCTGGCCGGTGCATTCCTGGCGCTGGCGTCCATGTACTTACGGGCGGCGCGGGCGTAACCATACGTTCCCGGTCAGACTTCTGGCCACGCGCGGGCGCGGTCAGAGGCTTGGCTGTGAGCCAAGAGTTGCGTTCATCCATACACGCTCAGGAACGGAGGTATCCCATGTCTAAGGCCAACAGTTCCAAGGTGGTTTGCACCTGCCGGGCGCAAGTGCTCGGCATTGACGCCGTAACCGGCAAGGAACGCATGTTCAGCGCGTCCGTGACGGTGCGGGGTCAGAACCCCCGCGCCAAGGCGACCAAGGCGGCGCTGGCGCAGTTGCGCAACCAGAAGTATTGGCTGCTGCTGACGCCGGTCGAGTACGTGTACAACTAACCATACGTCTCACGGAGTAGGAGGGTAAGATGCCGAAGATCATTACGAACCGGCACCCGCGCTTGGTGCTGGACTGGAACCAACTCACGCCGCGCGAACAAGCTGAGTTGGACTACCATGACCCGGCCGACCCCGGCGCGTTCGTGCGTTACAAGGGTTGGTGCTATGACCTGCACGACATGGAGCAATCCAGCCTCGCCGGCTGGGACATGCGGGTGGTCGACACCTACTTCAGCGCGGTGCTTCTCCGCTATCCGCGCGAGGAATGGGGCGCGCTTGACACCGACCACGTGATCTGTGGTCTGTATCTGGCTTAGGATGGTGTCTAATGCTCAAGCGTTACACGATCCATCAGGGAACGACCAGCGAGCATATCGTAACCGAATGCGAGCACCTGCTTTCGCCGTCCGTTATGCAGAGCATGGCGCAGGACTGCTGGCAAGATGGCGACTATGCGGGTGGTAACTACTACGCCCAACTGGCCTGGTTGGGGCAGCCGGTGTGGGAACTGGTGTGGACGGAGCAAGACTTCCGTCACGCCATCCCGCCGGCGACTGTCAAGAAGTTGCTGCGCCGTGGTCGCTGGCCATGCCACATACAACCGCCAACCGCGGCCGGTCGTAACTGGCGCTACGTCTATCTGGTCTGCGAATACTAGGAGGTATCCCATGACCATCACCTTTTCCCGTTCAGGTATTCTCGTCTCCCGTCACGGCATCGGCGTCCGCTGGCCGTGGCGGTCGTGGCTCAGCGCGCTGCGCGACGCGCTGGCCGGCGCGCAGTAACGTGCCGAAACCGGACGCCAGGCGCGTCCGGTCTGCCCGGAGATGACTGTCCGGCGCTGAATGAGGCAGGTCAAGCAGGAGGTATCCCATGCCAAGTATGACCAATGAGCAGTACAACCAGAAGATCGAAATTCTCCGTGCGCTACGCATCGAAAGTCAGCGCACAGCCCGAACTCCGCGCAACCCGCTAACCTTTGGGATAGCCATTGCCAGGATAGTCGCCGAGTGCCACGACCACCTGAAGTGTCTGCGCGCGTTCGCGGCACTCAAATCCGGTCACGTGCAGGATGCAATCAACGCGCATGTCGCGACGCAACAGGCGGCGCTGGATGACGCAATGGAGGTATCCCATGACTAAGCTCGTCACCGACAAGTACACTTTCACGGTCGGCACCTGCGCTGACATTGACCCGGACGCCTTCGACGGCGTGACGGACATGTTGGCGTATGCCATCCAACTGGCCGAAGAACACGCCCGCATCTACGCCATGCCGTGTGTCTGGACGGCCCATACGTGTTGCGGCAGAGTGGTCGTCACGCGCAAGCGTCACGCGACCCGGCACGAGGACGAGCATACCGACCGCATCGTCGCCGGCCTGGACAGCATCACGCCAGCCCAGGCCGAACACGTCGCGCTGGACCTGGCGCGACCGAACTAGGCGGGTCACTGGCGGGGTAATGCGCCGCGGCAGCATACTAACCAAGGAGGATCACGGTCAATGGGTGTCTGCGCATGGTCGGCGGCTTACCAGGCCGAACCAACCATGCGCGCATGGGCTGATGCTGGTGCAGCGGTCTGCCAAGACTGTACGCGGGGATCGTTCCCCCGCCGGCCCTCATGGACGCGCAGCAAGATGGCGCGTCAGGTGCTATCCAACATACGCTCTCAGGAGGATTATTATGGAGCAAGACACTGCACAGACCACCGTCATCTTCCGCAAGTTCAAGGACGGCGACGGAGATGTCATTGCGTTGTTCCCGGAGATCGCAGATGGTTACTACAGGATGTTGTCCTGCATGCACGTCGGTCAGCATGGCGCGGCATCAGTTGGCATCACCGGCTGGACCAGGCCGGCCGCGCCAAACGAATACGCCGACCTGAAAGAGGAACTGGAGTCGCTCGGTTACAACTTGCGCAGCGTCAAGCGCATGACCGCACGTATGGCCGCGGTGCGCGCCGCACAGATCAAAGCAGGGGAGGAGTCCGATGTCACCGACTAACATCGTCCTGGATGGGCGTACCTACGCCTACGCGCAAACCATCCAGACCATTCTCAGCGCCGACTACGTGCCGGATTGGGACGCGGCCAAGGCCGTCAAGGAATCCGTCCAGAACCAACTTGACGAGTGCCTGACGGCCAAGTGCGCGCCCGCCCTGACCGTGATCGACGCCGACCACATCACCCTGGCCGACAGCGGCCGCGGCGTCGATCTGGACACCATCCTTTTGCTGGGCCAGTCCGGCAAGCGTGGCGACGACGCCACGGTCGGCGAGCACGGCGAAGGCGAAATGATCTCCAGTTTGGTCGCCGCGCGCAGCGGTTTCGTCAAGCTGCTGGCGTCCCAGGACTGGCTCATGACCGGTCGGCTGGCCAACTATAACGGCGGAGGCAAGCAGGTGCTCACGCTGGACGTGTACCAGACTGCCACGCCCCGCCGCGGCACCTACTGGTCGTATGCCGGGCCGGGCGTAGCGCGGGACGCGGCCAACGCCTATGAAGCCTTCGCCCGCCATCCGGGCCTCAACTACGCCGTCTATCCGCACTTGCAGTGCAAGCTGGCGGCAGTCGGCGTCAACCTGGCCGACCGGCCACCCAAGGCGTCCTCGCCGCTGATCATCACCGAAGCCGGCCAGTTGTACAGTCGCGGCCAACGGGTCGGCGAGCAGTGGAACCTGGCGCTCAGCTACAACGTGTCCCAATCGCCCGGCCGCGACCGGGCCGCCTTCTCCTGGGAGCACGTCCGCACCGAATGCGGCGAAATCTTCGCCCGCTACGCGGACGCCGACGCTATCGCCGCCGTCCTCAAATACGCCGCCAACTACGGCGCGCAACCGGAGGAGTTCCGGTTCATGCAAGCGCCCCCGGCCCGCATTGTCGCGGCCGGCGTCAAGCAGTTCAAGATGACCGCGGGTCTCAAGAAGCTGTCCTGGGCCACCACGCGTGCGGACGACGCGGCCCAGATTGCCGACGCGTCGGCGATGACCAACAGTAAGGTGCTGACCGGCTACTACGCGCCGCCGGCGTGGGTGACGGACGCCATCCCTAACGTCTCCGAAATCGTGACGGTCAAGGCGCAACAGGCGCTCCAAAAACCCATCCCGGAGCCGGTGCTGCACGCCGCGCAGACCCTACTGGCGTGTTGCGGCATGGTCGAAACGCCCATCGAGGGTCGGGCGCTCAAGGACGAGTGCGACGGCGCAGGTGACGCCACCCGCATCATCCTGAATACTGACCACATCTCCCAGTGGTCGTGGGAACGCTTCGTCACCGTCGTCATCCATGAGGCGGCCCACGTCGCCAGTGAGGGCGCGAGCGACTGCACGCGCAAACACGCCAACCAGATCAGTGAGTTGTCGGTCGGCGTCATGGAATACTGCGCCGACGATCCGAGCATCTACATCAAGGCGCGTAAGATGTACTGCGCGTGGCGGGAGGCCAACCATGAGCCAGCGTAGCATGTCCCGTAAAAGCGCACGTTGGTCGGCCAAGTTTTCGCTGGACGCCTACGCGCTGGGCGCATTCGAGTTCCGTGAACCCATCGGCGAGCAGGAGTTCCGGTCATACCTGCGTGACTGGCATGGCGGACCCAAGTGCAAGCGCCTGCCGGTCGGCACCCAAGTCTGGCACTACGGAGGCTAACCATGAGTCAGCGTAAGTTCTGCGATGACGGTTGCCGGGAGTCCTACCACGAGGATCGGAGCCGGGGCTTGATCTACGGCATGATGGCCGTGCCGGCTGACCGCGTGCCACCTGGTATGCCGTTTCAGAAGTTGACCGGCACCATACTGGTCGGCGTCAGTTGGGAGGACGGCTGCGCTATCTACCACGAGTGCCGCTACTGTCGCGCCGACCTGACCACGCATAAATCCAAGGAGGCCAACCATGCGTAATCCTGCCGACATCCTTGAAATCTACCCCAACGGCGACCCATTTGGCGATGGTTTCTGCGCCAGCCAATCCACCGATGGGGGCGCGTCATGGTTTTACCACGGCGACCTGGGCGCGCAAAGCCGGGCCTTCTGGCGTACCTATGCACGCCGCCACGGTTACGTACTGCGCAATCGCTATGGTCGTGACAAGCAAGAGGATGATGGGGATTGAACAGGCGAAAGCTGCGGTCGGGAGGCCGCGGCTCTGACCGGGGATGACTGCCCGGCGCTGAACGAGCCAGGTCAAGGAGGAAACACATGGATCATATCGAAGCCGCACCATTGGAGCGCGCGCAACGGATCAACTTCCGGCGCGCCTTGCACGCCGCCATCGACGCATCAGGCTTGCCTGCCGCCGAGATAATTGCGATCCTGAAGGACGAAGCCGAGACCGTCCACATCGACGACGAACTGGATCGTCGCGCCGCGGCCGGGAGCGTCAACCATGCCTAGAGCACCATCATCCAAGCGGCTCATGCTCATCCGGGGCATGACCTGGGAAGCCTCCGCCCGCCTGCGCGACTACATCCACGGCGGGCCGATTCCAGTTACCAGCCTGACTGATGGCTGGTCGCGCAGCGACCGCATCCTGCAAGCCTGCAACGATGACATTGACGGCCACGGCGTCGAGTACGTGTGGGATAAGCGCCTGGGAGGCCATCCCAGGCTGAGCTACGTCAACCAGGGCAACACGTATGACACGACCCTGCTGTACGACTACCTGACCGAAACATACCGCGTCGGCTGTTGGGGCGACGTGGCGGCGCGGTTGGGCGCGCACCTGCTGTAGGAGGATACCATGCAACTTATACCCATTGGCAGCAATCAGACGGAGTTACATACAGAGCGCGCGACGATCCTGTTTTCGTACTCCACGCCGGTCGCCGCGTACGTTGACGGCAAGTACATCCGCACCGGGCAGTCTTACAGCAAAACCACGTCGAAACACATCAACCGTTGGCTGGCTGGCGCACAAGCCAAGACTGTGCCGCAAACCGAACTGGACGCACTCGTCGCGTAACCCATACCGTCTCAGGAGGATCACATGGAAACTGCATACTCGCAACTGCTGGCCCATATCGAAGCGGGCCAGTCCAAAATGGAGCGCGCGTGGGGTAATAACACGCGCGTGCGCCGGATTATCGGGGTGGACCCGCACATCGCCGCGGTGCTGCATAACACCGACATCGCGGCCTGCTACCCGGATGGGCGCGTCACGCTCAACACCGGCGGCTGGCGCACCGCGACCACCCAGGATCGCATCAACAAGGTGCTGCGGCTGGCCGTGGCCGGCAATCACTGGCGGGTCTGGTCAGAGAAGGGTCAGTGGCGGCTGTATTTCTACTCCGCACCGGGAGCGCCCATCCCCTCCTACTCATTCGCCGACGGCTGCACCGTCTACCCGGACGGCCGCGTCGAGGGCGTCAACCAGGATGCCGCTGATCGCCAGGCGCAGTTGACCAAGGACGCCAAAGCCTACGTCAAGCATCTGGTGGACGCACTGCTAGCCGGCAGCCTGCCCGCACCCGGTAGCGGCGATTGCTGGTACTGCTGCATGGTGAACGAGGACGGTCAAACCTGGGGCGATACCACCCAAAACGATCACATCCAGTCGCACATCGCGGAGGGCTACCTGGTGCCCTCGCTGCTGGCGAATGTGATCGTCGATCCCAAGTCGCCGCTGGGTCCGCTGCCCCGGCAACTGGCCTTCGAGTTGCTCCAGCACACGCGCACGCCGGACGACGCGCCGCTGCTGGCTGTGGTCGGCAAGCAACTACGCCGTGCGACGTGGGTCTACATCGCGTCACGGCTCGGACTGGCGCGCTGAGGCGCGCATACTACTCAAGGAGAAGAAATGAAAACCACTACCCATCGCGACGACCGCGACATGCGGTCACGCCAACCGATCTTTGGCCGGCGCGTCAGCGCGTCGGAATGGCCCGACATGCGGATCACCTATCTGCACCGCGACGGCAGTCTTGACCTGGTACGCGCCGATCAGGTGACATGGCTGGACGACAGACCGCTCGGCCTTTGCATCCCCGCGGCCACCAAGATCACGCATCTGACCGCAGCCGAATACAAGGAGGCGGGCTTCTGGCTCGCGGATTGACCATGCACAACCACGACTGGCTCTACGTGATCGCCGTGTTTCTGCTCGGCCTGGCCACCGGCGTGAACCACCTGGCGGTGGCCGTCCCCTTGGTGCTCGGCGCGGGTGCGTGTGTTATAGCCGTCAACTATCTCAACCGGAGGGATCACCATGACCTGGAGTCCTGAACCCTGGAAACACATCTGGCAGCACGATACCCACCGGGTCCAGCGCGACCGCAGGGGCCGGATGCTCGGACCGGTGACGCTGGAACTAGACGACTACGACCGCGCGATGGCATGCGTCAATGGCTGCGCCGGGCTGGAGCCGGCCGGCTATCGCGCGGTCATCAAGGAGTTGGAGAGCCTGTTGGAATTCTCTCACGCCGCGCTGGACGACACGATCCACGCTGACATCCTGCGCTACTTTGAGCGCCAAGCCTATCGGGCCCTGGCCCAAACCGAACTGACGCCCGGTCGCTACAGTGCGATCCTGGCCGAACTGACGCCCACAGACGGAGCCGACCATGCGTAGACGCACCCTGCGCCACAACCCACCACGCTATCGACACACACCCGCCGCGCCGCAAGGCGCGACCTGCGGCCAGTACGTCCTCTGGTCGCTGGCCGGCGTCGGCATCGTCGTGGCCGCCATCGTGCTGATGGCGCTCGCAAACCACCACTAGGGGGATAACATGCCCAAACCACAACCACCCGTCAAGACGCGCACGCTGCGCGTCGGCGACATCCTGCTGCTGCACGAAGGTTACAGCGACGGCGGCAGCAGCATCGGCGGACTGGTGCGCGTCACAGAACTGACGCGCACCAAGATCACCCTGGCCGAGATCGTCGGCGTAGGCGAGTATCCCCATACGTCCTACGCACCCACCGGCCACGTGTACCACCTGGGCTACTAGGAGGTTCCATGACAACTGAAGAAGAACAACTATGCCGACTTATCGACCAGATGAGCTACGACCACATGCTCTATCTTTGGCGCTTCGAGCCAGTCGGCTCGCGTTGGTTCCAAGGCTTCACCGGCGATTACTTTGCCGCCAAAATGAAGGAGAAGCGTGCGGAGATCGGCGCCGCCGCACACAGCGCGACCAGCAAGCAGATCGGTTGGGACGCGCCGCAGTCCGCATAGGAGATGCCATGTTGACCGACGAACAAGAGAATTGGCTGCGCGCACAAGCCACGCACGCGGCCCAAGTCCCGCTGAGCGATGAGGATTACGACATCCTGGCCTGGGCCGACGCCGCGGTGGACGCGTGGGAGCATCAAGCATACGCCCAGGGGAAGTTGCCGGCCTGGTATCACCGGCACTACGACGATGCTGTCCAGTTCATGCTGGACGAACTCTACCGGCGCGGCGCGCGGCTGGCTGAGGAGGCTGCCCGCGCCCGCCTCGCCGCCGAACCACAACTGCGCCACCTGGCGTTCCTGCTGTTGGATGCACAACGGGAACTGCTGTGGCTAGAACACCTACGTTTCCTGAACACCGCCGACCCGAACTTGATCGCGGACTCGACCGACTTGTACCGGCCCCGCTACGAGTCGGTCTTTGCCACTATGGAGGCTGCGCTATGACCCAATGCTACGACGAAACCACCAAAGAAAAGCTGGCCGACGAACTCCTGGAGATCGGCCAGCAAGTCGCGCGGCTCGAAGCCGCCCTGCGCGACCTGCTCAAGGCGCTGTACCAAGGCGACGTGATCGACAGCCGCGCCTACGCGCGCCTGCAAGACCTGCTCAAAGATGACCCGGACGCGCCGACGCCCTACGACCGCCACTGGTCGGATCACCCCAAGCACTACGGAGACGCACCATGAACCAAGACGAGACCTTCGCGCCCGGCGACCTGGTCTGGCTGACCGCGCTGGGTCCCGCCGTCTGCACCGGGCCGAACTATCTGCCCGGCCAGTACAACTTCGTCACCGGCTACGGTACGCGCTACACCGTCCGACCGGGCAACATCACCGGTCGCCTGACCGCGGAGCAGGTGCGCGGCCAGGCTGACTACATGGACACGTGCGGGCGGCCCGCTGCGGCTCAGGCCGCGCGCGCCCTGCTGGACGATGCGGCGCAATACGTCGCCGCGGCCGCCGCCGCTCAGGAGGATCAACATGGGTACTAGAGGTACTTACGGCTGGCGGTTGGACGGCCATGACTATCTGGCCTACAATCACTTCGATAGCTATCCGCCCGGCTTGGGGACGGAGATCGCCGCGCAGTTGGCCGAACTGTTGGCAGACAACACCACGGACGAACTGAGATCACAGGTGCGCGCGCTGCGCGCCGTGAGCGAAGACAGCACGCCCACGCCAGAGGACATCGCCAAGTGCCGCCAGTATGCCGACCTGAGCGTGGATAATCGGCGCATCGACAACTGGTACTGCTTGCTCAGAAAAGCCCAAGGTGACATGGGAGCCATGCTGGCGACCGGCATCCTCCTGGACGCTAACTACTTCATCCGTGACTCGCTGTTCTGCGAATGGGGTTACGTCGCCAACCTGGACGACTCGATCCTGGAAGTGTGGCGGGGCTTCCAAGAAGAATCCGACCCCACCAATCGCTACGGCCAGGACGGAAAACCCTGCTACGAGGGTGGGCCAGTTTACTATCCCTGCACGTGCATCGCCACGCTGCCGCTGGATGCCGGTGTCTTTACCGCCTTCGACGCCTGGCGGGCAGTATACGAAGAACCGGAAGAAACGGAGGATCAAGATGCCTAACTGGTGCAGTTGCGACCTGAAGGTCGTCGGTCAATCGGAACTCGTCGCAGACTTCATGACCGTGATGCTGCGACCTGCTAAGGAAGTCTATCCACGCAACAAAGACGCCGATGCGCAACTCGTATTCGACTTCAACGCTATCCTGCCCTGCCCGGATGTGCTGCGCGATATCGTCGTCGGCGACGTGCCGTACTACCCACCGACCGATTCTGCCGACAAGTTCGGGCGTGGCGGCCCGGTGCCCGCCGACGTGCGCGCGCAATGGATCGCCGCGTACGGCGCAGATAACTGGTACGACTGGCACATCAAGCATTGGGATACCAAGTGGAACGCCAGCGATACCAAGTACGAGCAGCCCAAGCCAGACACTCTGGTCGTCCACTTCGAGACGGCCTGGTCGCCGCCGTCGTCGGTGATCGCCGCCTGTGCCGCACGCTGGCCGGGCCTGAAGTTCACTCTGGACGGCTACGAGCGCGGCATGGGATACCAGGACCAGAAGCGTTGGGTCAAGGGCAAGTTGGTCAAGACGCTCCGCGAAGCCTATCACGGCGAGCGCGGCGGCTGATGACACCCGGCGCTGTAAGGCGGCATACGTCAATTTGACATTTGTAGCGTGTTGTGCTACAATAGCATCTGTGCCTGACACACAGGCATACGCGTCGCGGTGGGGGAGCAACTGGGTACATCCAGGTGGCGTTGCGCCTCCGGGTCAGCAATGCCTCACCCCACCGCGGCGAGCCAAATTCATCCCAGGAGGTTCTATGCGCTGTCCAGATTGTCAGAAGTTTGTGAGTTACGAAGACCCGCCGACCGTCGAAGCCGAGACCCCTGAGATCGCCGACGACACCGTTAGCGTGGAAATGCGCGTTGTCCTGCGCTGCGACGAATGCGGCGGTGAACTCAAAGAGGCCAACCTGAGCGCCGAGGCCGACTTTGAACGCCTGGCAGGTTGCGAGCACGACCTGGAAGTTGAGACCGTCAGCGAGGAAGGCGCCAGTCGGCTTGAATCCAAAGATCGCTACGGCAAACCCATCAAGAGCTACCGCTACATGAAGACCTTCTACGGCGGCGAGGTCACGGTGAAGGTCAGTTGCAGGGCGTGCGACTGGGAAGAAGAAATTGTCCTGACCGCTGAGGAACAGGCCAGCGGCTTCGAGGAACTAGTATAGGAGGATTATGAACCAACCTACCCCACCCACTGCGCCAGCCGCGCCGACGCGTGCGCTGGCCACGCAGGGCGAAGTGCTGCCCGCGCCGACCGCCGCCGACTTGCGCACCATGAAGGCGACGGATTTCACCAAGATCGGTATTACCGAGGTCACCGACCAGAACAAGTTCGCCACCCTGGTCGCCAGCGACGAAGACATGGCTAAGCGCGTGTTCGCCATCCTGGCCTCCCGCCCCAAGGGTAAAGAGGTGCCGCTGGCGCTGGCCATCGGCTGCTACTTCTACGAACTGGCCAACCCCGATGAGCGCCTGGATCGCGACTTCTTCCTGGACAAGACGATGGGCATCGTGCCGAGCTACCAGGGGGTCGCCAAGCAGTCACAACGGCGCGGCGTCGGCACCGTGGACTACGACTACCGCCCCATGACAGCCGACGAGAAGGACGAGATGGACATCGAGGAGGGCGACAGCGGCATCGTCTGCATCGCCACCCAGGTCGAAGTGAAGGCCAAGATGGAGTTGCTGCACCAGACCTACCATCCGATCCTGGGCTTCGGTATCGTCAAAAACAAGGACAAGTGGACTGACGAGAAGTGGGAAGGGTGGGGCGACAATCGGCGCAAGGTCAAGTTGCCTGCCCCGATCAAGGTCGAACTCAGCGGCGGCTACACCTGGGGCCGCAAGGCGCGCAACCGGGCCAAGAAGGACGCCGACCGCCACATCCCCGGTATGCCGCAGAGCAACGTCGAGTTCATCGAGGATTTTCTGGATCGCGTCGGCCAGGATGCGCTGCCGGGCGACATCGACACCCTGGAAAGCCTGCCCACCGAGCGCCTGCGCACGCTGCTGGAAAGCGCCGAACGTCAGGCCCAGACCCTGACGCCCACAGTCAAGGCCGCCGCGGCCGAGGGCTACGCCGAAGACCAGGACACGCGCCGACGCGCCGCCAATGAGGGCATCGACTTCGATCACCAGGAGCCAGCCGCGGCGGAGCCGGCGCCAGAATCAACCGATGAGCCATTACCCGCCGACCTAGCCGCTATCGAGCCGATCCGCCTGAAGCTCAATCAGTTCGGTCATCTAAACACGCCGGCTACGGCTGAAATGCAGGCCAAGATCGAGGAGATGCTGACCGCCCTGGAATCCGACGAGAGCCTGCGCCTGGCCTTCGCCGCCTGGGCCTGGTCGGAAAGCACGGCAACTGAAGGCGTCTATCGCGCCCTGTTCGATTGGCTGCGCCCGACCCGCCAGCTCAAAACCAAGCAAATCCAGTTCCAACTCCAGGACGCGCTCCAGGATTATGACCGCATCGCCGCCGTGCTCAAGGCGCGCGCCGCGGCGCTGGCCAACCAGGAGGAGCCTGGCTCGGCGACCGAAGAACAGCCGGAACTGTTCTGATGCCCATACTCACCCAGGAGGTTACATGAACCAATCAATCTTTTCCGCCGCGGTAGGCCACGACCCACAGTCGCATGGCGACCCCATGCAGGAACTGGCCGCGCTGCGCGACGCGTCACTGGCGTTCGACGCGCAGAAACACGATCACGTGTTCGCGGGCGGCGATCTGGCCTTCGACGCCGACTGCAAGCTCACCATTCCCAACATACTGCCGGTGGCGCTGTCCGATCACGCCACCCAACAGCTTTACAAGAAGTTCGGCCCCGGTCACTTCGGCGCCGGCTCGACCAAGAGCTTGCCCTTCGACTACCTGGCCGGCTTCCCCGGCCCGGTGCGTGCCACTCTGCTCGGTTTCCATGCCAAGCAGGCGCACAACAAACGCTGGCTGGTGCGCTGCTACGGCGAGCAAGGCCGCGCGGTGCTGGACGAGAAGTACCCCTGCCTGCCCAACAGCGACCTACTGGACACGATCTACGATCTACTGCAAGAGTCGCGGCCGCCCGATCTGCGCCTAGCGCGACCCTATGTCAGCCCGGATCATCTGGTGCTGCGCACGATGTACAAGGACACCGGGCGCGACGACGGCCGCGGCGGCCACTGGGGCGTCGGCGTGTTCGTCGCCAACGACGAGATCGGCAGCGGACGCATCAAGGTCTGGCCGTTGCTGCAACAGACCGGCTGTAGCAACAGCATCATCTTCCGCAACTTGAAAACCAAGACCGGTCAGGGCGTCTTCCAGGAGTTCGGCTACGACGAGGAAGGCGACCAGCAGGGCGACTTCATCGGCATCTCGCTGGTGCACCGCGGCGACCTGGGGCGCATCAAGCTCTACGCCAAAGAGGCCATCGGCACGGCGCTCAAGGCCGGGGCCGGTTTTCTGGCCAAGGTGGTCGAAGCCGAGACCGCCGCGCTGCCCAACTTCAACGACGTGCTGGCCGCGCTGGCCAAGGAAAACGGCTGGCCGGAGGACACCAAATTGGCGGTCAGCGCCGGCACGCACGGCGAAGCGACCGTGCTGGGCGTCGTCAACGGTATCACCTGGGCCGCGCAGCGGGAGGAGCCGCTGGCCGCCGTGGAGATGGAGGCCCTGGCGGGTGGGTTGCTGGTCGATCCCCGCAGTCTGTTTGGCATGGCGGCACGCGCCGAGCGGGAACGCGTCGAAGTCGTGCGCTAACCTAAGTTGCCGCTCCGCGCGCCGGCATGGGCGGCGGCGCAGCCGAAAGGAGGTCAATTTAGCACATGCCATCAGGTCACTGAAGAAATCGCGTACCGGGCGGGGCGTCCGTGGGGGTACGAGCGCCCCGCCTGACAAGACTGGCGAACACGGCAGATTCTTCTAGCGGTTAGGATGTGGCCCTTTCAAGGCTACGACGCGGGTTCGAGTCCCGCATCTGCTGCTTGCGCGACGAGTGCTACATACCAAGACCGTACCATGCTCTGTGGGGGGCAAGTTAGATCACAACAGCGGTCGCGGGACGCACTAAGCTCGCCGCGCAACATGGGTCGTGGTGTATACGGACAAGCACGGCGTAGGGTCGCCTGCGCAGAGTTAAGCCGTCCGAGTCGGCTTAGACCCACCTAGACGCCCACCTGGGCGTCCGGCAACAGCGGACGTTACACGCTGATAGGCGATTTGAAGCGCAGACACGGGGAGCACGTCCCGGCCTGGGACAGCGCCAGCGCGCGCGAGGGCGTTACCCGGCAGATGACCAACATCTGCGAGTGCGGCATCAGAGCCGTCAGGCCGGCATCGTAGCATTATCCATACGCCCCAAGGAGGACCCATGCCCTACGGAGCCTACTGGCCCAAGCAAGGAGAGCCGCCGATGAGCGAGCCGAAACCAACTTACAAAGCCAACTCGACGCGCACGCAAGATGGTCTGATACCGGCGCGCACGCTGACCATTCTGCACTACGCCGCCATGATTCGCGCTGTCTTGAAGGACGCGCCCATGAACATCTTCGGCGCGCCGGTAGACATGAACAACCCTGACGAAGTGCTAGTCGCCGCCGTTTTTCATCCCCACCTGCAATGGGGGTCATTCTCGCTGGAGCAGCACAAGGAGCAACCATGACCTACATCGCCCGCACGAATTGGCCCATCAATGTCCGCCTGGAGGAACACGTGCTACGCAAGGCGCGCGACATCGCCCGCACGCGCTACAGCGGCAATCTCAGCCAGGCGCTGCGCTCGGCCATCGAAGTCGGCCTGCCGGTGCTGGAGGCTATGACGGCGACAACTGGCCGGGTTGAGTCCGCTCAGGAGGAACCACATGGACAACGATGATTCAGGTAACGTCATCGGTATTCTGTTTCTGCTGTGGCTGGCAGTGCTGGCCATCATCTTTCTCGTCTTCGCGGGCGGGAGCATGCCATGACCGCTACCACCACCAAGAGCGCCCTGATCGACCAGTTCGTCGCCGATATGCTGGCGCGCTGGAACACCATGCCCTACGAGCAGCGCGTCCAGATCATCTGCCGCCTGGCGCGCAAGCAGCGGTCGTGGGAGTTGCGCGACCTGCGCACCGGGCTACGGACTGTGCCGCCTGACGTGAACGCGCCGCGCAAGCGCCAAGGCGAGATTTGACACGTCTCGAAAGGTATGCTATACTATGACAGTGAATGAACAGCTACTCACAGTAACCGAGGCTTGCCGTCTATTGCAGATTCATCCGAGCACCCTCCGGCGCGCGGACAAGAGCGGAACAATTCGCGTTGTCCGCACGCCAGGGGGCCGGCGCAGGATTCCACGCTCGGAAGTCGATAGACTGCTCGCCGCCGAAGGAGCACCGAATGAAAGCCATCGAGACGGTCTATAACGGCTACAGGTTCAGGTCGAGACTCGAAGCGCGGTGGGCAGTGTTTTTCGACTCCCTGGGGATTCGCTATCAATACGAGACCGAGGGTATCGACACAAGCAAAGGTTGGTACCTGCCTGACTTCTGGCTGGCGCACTCAAAAGACGAATGGGCTAGGAAGGGAGGTGGGTTTTGGGCTGAGATCAAACCCGCCGGCACATCAGCCATCGACAATTGGGGCCTGTGGAGACAGGTTGTGATAGAAACAGAATCCAGCCTGTTGGCCTTCATCGGTGATCCGTGGCCAAGTGAATACGAGATAGTAAAGGTTTGCGCGCTTAGCAAAGACGCTCCGATGCCTCTGCATGGATTAGAGTTCAAAGAGCGTGTATTGGACGGGAACATCGTCGTTGTGATGATAACAAAGGACGAAATGCGATGTTCCTTCCCAACCGCCACCAACGTAGACCTGATGGCGGCATACATCGCCGCCCGGCAAGCCAGATTCGAGTATGACAATTTCGGTCTACAAAAAGTTCCAGTCATATCAAAAACCGTAGGTGCGCAATGAGTTACTGGATCAAACTCTACACGGAAATTCTGCGCGACCCCAAGATGGGACGACTGACCGACCGTCAATATCGAACCTGCATCAGTCTATTCTTGGTCGCAGGAGATTGTGGGCTAGATGGCGATCTGCCATCAATCAACGATCTATCCTGGTTGCTGCATACCGATCCAGAAGACCTAATAGGTGACATGAACGCCCTCCAAGGTGTTGGTATCCTGACTCTCGATGGCATGACTGACATCTGGAGTGTGACACACTGGCAAAAGCGTCAAGCCAAGCCGCCGTCTGATGATCCAGAACGCGTTGCTGAGCGTGTCAGCGCCCACCGGAAACGGGCCAAGGAGTGTCGTGTATCGCCACCTGATAATGATCACAACGAGTTAGTAACGCCGTTACGTGACTCCAATAACGATACTGTAGCGCCACACAGAGGAGAAGAAGAAACAGAGAAGAAGGAGAGGGAGAATCGTTCCCCCACCCGCGCCAAAGTCGCCACACAGAACGTTTTTGAGGCTTTCAACCAGGCCCGCGGCGGCGCAATCAATCCAATGGACGCGGAGCAACTTGGCGAGCTAGAGGATTTGTACGGCGCAGATGCGACAATTCGGGCCATTGGAGTCTGTAATCAAAACCGGGATCGCCCATTCTTGGGTATCGGATATATCTCTAAGACGCTTGCTGGTTGGCAGCGTGATGGAAAGATAGACATTGGGGGAAATGGACAGCCCGCGCCGCCACAAAAGTTCGTCGGTCCGGCTACTCTGGATTTCAATGAGTTGACATCACCGGAATGGCTATCGCATGGCAAGTCTACAAAATAGCGCCGCCTGCGCCGGAGATTCTCACCTGGGACCCGCGCAACGTCAAATATGAGGATGCGATCAGGTAAAGGAGGACACCATGAAGCATCTATGGTTTTACGCATTACTGGCAAGCGTACTGCTATTCTGCTCGCTATCTGCGCAAGCCGGCGGACCTCCACCGTGGCCGCAGGGTTTCTATGGCGCCATACAGAAGCGGGGACAACCCGCTCCAATTGGCACAGTCATAGAGGGACGGGGGGATAACGTCTTGATCGGGATTCCAAAAGGAGCAAATCCCATCACGACGACAGTGGTTGGGCAATATGGACAACCAACCCTGTTGGCTATCCAAGGATGGATTGAAGATGGCACACCCATCTTCTTTTACGCAGATGGTGAATTGTGCCAGGTGCAGAATCCTGGGGGACCCTGGGGTAGCGCCGTACTGTTTGAGTCCGGCGTGGTCAGCAAAATCAATTTACGCGTAAGATCAAAAATCTTCATACCTATGCTAGGGAGGTAAGTTGTGATTCTAAAACGCTGGCTGACTATGATCCTAGTGGTTATACCATTGTCGATGATCAGTATCTGGCGTCCGCCGTGCTATGTCAGATTACAATGTATCCAGGGTCACGGCAAGACTTTCATGTGGATCGCTGGTCCTACCGGCAAGGGTCAGTGGGTATGCGGTTGCCTTGGCGACTACACCAATCGAAGAACATCATGAACGAGGAGCAAAATTATGTCCCTATCACATTCTATACTTGGCTACAAGGTCCCGTTAATGACCTCCGCGCGCAAGCTCAAGCCCGCCATCGGCCTATGGTGCACGCTGGTTCTGCTACTGGTTGGTTTATCCGTTATTTGGCCCATCGACATATCATCCGCATCTACGATGTCGTTCGACGCCAAGAACCCGTCCTATAGCGGGCTTATCACCCTGGCGTTCAACGAGCAGGCCGCGGAATTAACCATCGCCATCGCGTGCTCACAGGAAACGGTCTCGTGACTCACATCCAATTGCCCCTACTGGCCGAAATGCCGGAGGTTATCGTCGGCTCGCCCTGGCGCGACCTGGCGACCTCCGTCTCGGACCGCGAGGAGGAGATCATCACCTGGATCATGCGGCTCTACAATCGCGGCGCACCGTTCGATCTGGACCCCTGCTATTCGACCGGGCGCTTCTGGCAGGGTTTGCCGTAGCCGCGCTTGAAGTTCGATCTCAGCCCGCAAGCGCCTGACTGTGTGCGGGCCGACGCGCAGCACCTGCCGCTGCCATCCGCCAGCATCAGCAGCGTGATGTTCGACCCGCCGTTCGTGGTGTCCGGCACGCCCACGGTAAACACCGGCAAGATCAGGGACCGCTTCTCTAGTTTCGCGACGGTGGCCAGCCTATATCAGTTCTACGGCGCGGCGCTGCTGGAGTTTCAGCGGGTGCTGCGACCGGGCGGCGTCATCGCCTTCAAGTGTCAGGACATGGTTAGTTCCAATCGCCAACACCTGTCGCACGTCGCCATCGTCAACGGCGCGCTCAAGATCGGGTTACGCGTCGAAGACCTGTTCGTGCTGGTGCGGACGACAATGATGTTCTCGCCGAACATGGCCAACCAGCAACATGCGCGCAAGCGCCATTGCTACTATCTGGTGTTCAGGAAGGAAGGTAAACCATGAAGATCATTGAAGTCGAATACCGCCGACTGGTCAACCTGGGCAACTACGAGCACGAAGTCGTCGGCGGGCGGGCGCTGGTCGATGCGGACGGCAATCCCGACGACGCGCTGACGGCCTTGAAGATGTGGTGCTACGGTCGCTCCGACCGTGGTGAGGCGCTACTGACACTGGAGCATCGCAAGATGGCGCTACGCTACGAGCTTGAAGTGCTGGAGGCCAGGACCCAGGCGGCCCGGCAGCGTTGGGAGCGCGCGGTGGTGTTCCTGGAGAAGTTGGGGTTGGAGGTGCCAATCCCGCAAAACGTGCTCGACGAACTACCGTTCTAGGAGGAGATCATGAGGGCAATTCTGTTGTTCGTGGGATTAATGCTGGCATGGGCATTGATCTTTTCGCTGCCGACCATGCTGCTGTGGAACTGGCTCATGCCACATTTGTTCGGTGCGCCAGTGATTGACCTCTGGCAGGCGCTTGGCCTGGCACTGCTGGCGCGCTTCCTGTTGGGCACCGGAAGCAGCAAAAACAATTCGTAGGAGGAGATCGTGAATCCACTGGAGTTAGGACCCGGCCTGGCCTGTCTCGCCATCTTCGGCCTGGGCGGCATCGTTGCGATCATCCTGATCTCGGCGCTGGAAAGCATCGGCAAGCCGCCGAAGAAGTAATTTGCCACTCACCATAGGAGACCATCATGGACGAACCCACCCTGACCGACCCACACGCGCAAGCCGACCTGCTCGAAGTCGCCATCGCCGAGTACAAGAGCCTGGCAACCGACAAGAAGCTCATCGAGCAAGGCATGGAAGCAGCCAGGAAACAGTTGACTGACCTGTTGCGCGAGTTCGGTCTGACCAAAGCCGTCACGCCGTCCGGCAGCGTGCAGTTCATCGCCGGCTCCGAGCGGGCGTCCTGGGATGATCATGCGCTGTGCGTGCTGATGCAGTCGAATGCGCAGTACGAGGCGCTGCTGCGGCCCTACCGCAGCGTCAAGCCGGTCGCCGGCGGGCTGAGGATCACATGAACCGCCAAGAAATCCTCGTGCAAGCCCGCGCCGCCCTGCAATACGCCGATACCGTCATGTCTGCGCTGAATGCGTTGACGGACGGTGCGCTGGTTCATGACCGCAATTTGTACTGCGGCAATATTGAATACGCCGTCAGGCATCTTGTGGGCGACATTGAACGCTATGATGCGCTTGACCCGGAAAGTGCGATGGCTCGGGGGATACAAGACGATATTATCATCATCCAACATCACCTTGTCGTCTTTGCCGCAGCGGATCGGGCGGTCGGTTGGATGACGAGGGTAGCCGGTGGAACGAGGATCACATGATCATCCCGATCATTCTGACCTTGATCGTGGCCTTGTCGCTGTTTTGCCTGGCTATGGCCGGCTGGTACGTCAACGCTAGAGAACGCTCGCAGTGGGAACGACTCTACTTCGATCTGCGCCGCGCGCAAGAGGATCAGGATGAGCAGCCCGACGAACAGTCTGCCGTATGACCGCGAGGCCGAAGAGGCCGTCCTGGGATCGCTGCTGATCGACGGCGCGCAACTGGCCGAGTGCGGCCCGCTGGCGGCGACGGACTTCTACCATGCCGCCAACGGTGTGATCTTCCAGACAATTGCCGATCTGCAAACCAACGGCCAGCACGTCGATTACGTAACTATGATCGCAGCCTTGGAGGCGCAGGCGCAGTTGGTTGAAGTCGGCGGCGCGGCCTATCTGGTACACCTGTCCAGCGCGACGCCATCGGCGGTCTATGCGGGTGAGTACGCCAAGTTGGTCAGCGCGATGGCGACCCGTCGCCGCCTGATCTCCGCCGCGGGCGAGGTGGCCCGCCTGGCCTACGATCTGACCGTCGATGTGCACGACCTGAGCGGGCGCGCCGTCAGCGCCGTGGAGGCTGCCAGCGCACCCGCCAGGGGCCATGACGTGCTGTTGTGGTCGGAGTCGTTCGGGACCTTCGCCAACTGGCAGTTAGAGGAGGCCGCGGAATACGCCGCCGGCCGGCCGCGTTTGACCCTACCGTGGCGCACCCTGAGCTTCGTGCGGGCGCTGCAACCGGGCAGTTTCGGCATCATCGCCGCCGACAGCGGGGCGGGGAAGACAACAGCCCTGGAATGTTGCGCCGAAGCTTGGGCGCGGCGCGGCTGCCAAGTCGCCTTTTTTCATACCGAACTGGTCCATCGGGACATGCTCAAGCGCCGCATGTGCCGCTGGGCCAACCTACGCATGGCCGACCTGGACGGCATGGGCTTGACTGAAGTGATCCAACAGGCCGACGAACTGGCTCGTGAGTGGCCCGGCGCGGTGCATTACGTGGATTGCGGCGGCTGGAAGGTCGGCGAGATTGTAGCGCGGGCGCGCGACCTGAAGCGGCGGGGCGGCTGCGACGTGCTGATCCTGGACTACTTGCAGGACATCCCCGTCACGGATGACCGGCGCGGCACGAACGACGCCGACTTGCATGGCAACGACGCGCGGCGACTCAAACGCTTCGCCGAAAGCGACGGCGTGCCGATCCTGGCCGGCTCGCAGTTCAACCGCACGCAGGGCCTGGGCGGCGTCAAAACACGCCACGGCCTGCGCGGCAGCGCCATCTACGACCAGAAAGCCAGCCTGGTGATCACACTGGATCGGGAGTTGCTGACCGCACCGATCCTGGGCGCGCACGGCGAGATCGTCGCCGCGGCCGGCGATTATTCACCCCGCACTAAGGTGCGGGTCGATAAGCAGACCTACGGCGGCACCGGCGAACGCGAGTTGTGGATCGTCGGCGAACGCTTTCTGATGACCGACATCGCGGAGGAAACATGAAAGTACTGGTCCAACTTTCCGGCCCAGGCGTGCGTTCGGCGCGCACCCCGGTGCATATCGCGGACGCCGATGCCGAGAACAACGGCTTGACAGTGTGTGGCCGCGAACCCAAGTATGACGCGCTTGTCGAAACATACGACGACGCGCTCAAGACTCTTGTTCCAATCCTCAAAGTCAAGCGCATCTGCGCCAACTGCCAGCATCGCCTTGACAAGCTGGAAGGCCGCTACAAGACCCGGAAGGAAATCGAGACCGAAGCGCGCGCGGAGGGCGCGGCGGCCTACGCAAAAGCCTGGCACGCCACGCTTGCAGCTTGGCAGGCGTCCAGCCAACAGACCGTCGCGTACGGATTCGTGAAGTTCGTTGCAACGGAGACGAAACATGGTGACTGAAGACCTGGCCCCGGAACGCTTGCGCGAGCGCCTGATCCATGCCGAACTGGGCGTATGGCAGTACCACATCCACGCCAACGCCCAAGAGCACGGCTGGTGGGACACACCGCGCAATATCGGCGAGGCGTTGGCGCTGATTCACGCCGAAGTCTCGGAGGCCCTGGAAGCCTATCGCGACGGCGCGATGGAGTGCGTGACTGCCGAGGATGGCAAGCCGGAAGGCTTCGGCCCAGAACTCGACATCGTGATTCGCGTGCTGGACCTGGCGCAAGGCATGGGCTACGATCTGGCAACCATCATGGCGAACAAGCATCTGTTCAATCTCACCCGGCCCTATCGGCACGGTGGAAAACAGGCATAAGGAGGATCACATGGAAGACATCAAACTGGAACGCTGGCTGTTCGTACGCGAGGAAGACTGGAAGAAGGTCAAGGATGACTTGGCCAGGGAAGTCGCCCTGGGCGAACTAATGCGCAAAGCACACGTGCCGTTGGTCCAAGAACGCGATGCCTTGCGCGACGCCAACATCGAACTGCGCCAACAGCGGGATCGCGCACGCGATCTATTCATGGCCGAGAAACAAGAACTCGCGGTGTTGCGCGCTGCCAACGACGACCTGAAAAGCCAGATCGACACACTTCTGCGCGTCAACCGCCAGATCGGCGACGAACACACCGCGATGAAACGGCGCGCCGAGCTCCTGCGCGCGGCCTTGCAGGTCATTCTGGACTATCAATGGGCGCTGACAGATAGCTATACTACCGTCTACAACGAGCACGTCATCATCGCCCGCGCCGCGCTGGCCGCCGACGCACCAGCCAAGGTAGTTATGACGCCCAAGCACCCGCGCTGGTCGGAGTTCCTGACCGCCCTGGAAGGCCCGGATGGTTGCAACTTCCACGTCGATGAAAAGTGTGGTAGAGCGCATTGGAGTTGCGGCGGTGACAACAAGCACTACACTGAAGCCATCCTGACCCGCATGGGCGGCATCGACGTGCCTGCATCCCTGGACTTCTTCGACACGCACGGCGGGCATTGCGATTGCGAGATTCTGTTCAGCGTCAAGGACGATGCGGAGGACGCATGAAGACCATCGGCCAGAAGATACGCGCGCGGCGCAAGCAGCTTGGCCTGACCGTAACTGAGGCGGCGCGCCGCGCTGACATCTCGCGTGAGTCGCTGTACAACCTGGAAGGTGGACGTAACGCCACGCTGCATACCCTGGAGGCCGTGCTCAAGGTGCTCGACGGACGGCTCAAGGTGAAGTTTAGCGAGTACGTTTGCGTGCGCGCCGACGCGCCAGAGAATGACGCCCAGCCCACCGTGCCGCCGTCAGACTGAACGCCAAGCAGCGCAGCCGTCCCCTATTGCGTCCAAACCAGGAACGTCGTTAGAATTATTCTACAGGGGGTCCCAGCGTGAAGGCCAGAGGCCGTCATCTGACGAGCGAAGTGGTGGTGCAGGAACTCGCCTTGCGCCTGCGGGCCTTGCAAGAGGCTAAGCGTGGTTCGTTGGCGGCCCTGGCACGCGACTTGGGCTACCAGGATCATTTCAAGGCCACGCTGTCTGACATATTGCGGCGCAAGCCAGGCGCGTTAAGCTTACAGGCGGAACGCGACCTGGCGCGCGCCCTGGGCGTCAAGCTGGCCCCCAGGCTGTTGTACTTCGACGAGCATGGTCAAGCGGAAGTAGTCGAATGCACGGTGCAGCTTGTGCCGTGTCGGAAGTGCGGACAGATGATTGTCAAGACTGGCACGAACCATATCCATTGCAAGGCGTGTCAGCGCAAGGAGCGCCATGTCTAACGTGACCTTCGTCGTACCCGGCAACGCGGTGCCGAAGCAGTCGTTTCGCTACAAGAGTGGGCGCGGTCGGCGCGGGCAAGTGTTGTCATACCAAACGCCCCAGGTCAAATCCTGGGAGGAAGCTGTAGGGTTGACCGCCACGGAGGCCATGCGCGGCCGGGAGCCATTCACTAGACCTTTGCGGGTCGTGATTGGCTTCTATCTATCCCATCGGCGCATCTGTGACCTGGTGAATCTCGAAAAGGGAACGATAGACGCGTGCCACGGCATCGTCTTCAAGAATGACGCGCAGATCGTAGATGAGCACTTGACTAAGCATCAGGAGCGCGGCGGCATCTCCGAGACGCGCATCTTGATTGAGGAAATCGTGGCATAATCCCCATATGGGATAGATAGGCGGAAACCTTCCGTCTATATGTCGTTAGGACGGGACGAAGGGGGACACATGGAATACCCAAAGATCGAAACGCTTTGGAATCGCGATGACCGCACACACAAGGTCCTGCCGGGCGTGCCGCGCTTGGCAGAGTTCGACAATATCAAACGGTGGTGGGTCACTGAAAAAATCGACGGCATGAATGTACGTGTCATTCTAGCGCCGGATGGGACTGTCACCTATACCGGACGCACCGATGACGCTCAGATGCCCGTGCCGCTGTTAGCTTATCTAAGTCAAGCCTTTCCGCTCACGCGCCTGATCGACGTGTTCGACATTGGGCAGCAAGTCATCCTATTTGGTGAGGGCTATGGCGGCAAGATTCAGAAGGGCGGCAACTATCGCCATGATTCCGCTTTGCGTCTGTTTGATGTGCTGGTCGGGCAATGGTGGCTAGAGCCTGACGCTGTGCAGGACGTAGCCTCTAGGTTCAGCGTTTTGACCGTGCCAGACCTAGGAGTGATTGACTATCTACCGCACACCGCAGGGGAGTTGACGCACATTCTCAATTGTGGTCACAGTGTAGTTTCGGCGACCGAAGGCGGAAATTCCAGCTATGTCGGAGAGGGGATTGTAGCACGGACAGTACCGCTCATGTTCACTAGACGCGGTGAGCGCGTGATGTGGAAACTGAAATTCAGAGACTTCTGACTGTCCCGTCTAACAACGGGATGAAGCTGGCCGGTTCCAAAGGTGTCGCTGCCGAATCTGAGAACGTGCGTCAACCCGCTGCGGCTGACGCCAACCGTTAGGCTTGGGGGTGAGCACATGCAGATTTTGAGCGATGAGCGAGAAATACACACGGAGGTAGTCTGTGCATCGTGTGGGAGAAAAGCGCCGGGGCGTCCTGTGCAAGCGGTTGGGGTTATGAGCGAAACCCGAGGATGGTATCTCATCTGTTTTGCGTGTTTCGGACCGCGTATTGTTTGGCGAAAGGACGATAGCAACCAGACTTGGTCATCGCCAGCTTCTCGCCTAACAACGAAATCAAGCTGACCCGAACAGCCGGGTCTCGCACCGGGGAAATCGTCCCCGGATGAACCGCAGCCCGTTTTGTTGGAAGTGTGACGGGCAGCTTATTTCAACCGTTATAGATACTCTGCGTGCGAGGAATTAGAGGCGTTACCTCGGAGGCGTCGAGGGTGAACCCGCTGGTGTGTCTACCACCTCCGCCAGCAAGCGCAGAGTTGCACGTCGATCATCTAACGCACGCCTGGTCTTCTGCGCGCGTCGCCAGGAGCACGGCGTCTTGCCGTGATACAGGTCCAGCCACCAGGTAGGAATGCGCCGGCGAGTCATGCTACCCTTCAGCGCGCGGTGCGCATCTGGATGAATTCACTTACCTGCGGGCATTCGTCTAGCGCCCGCGCGAACGCGTCGGGCGGATCGGTCCCATCGCCGATCTCCCGCCAGAAGGCAAAGGAAAAGTCCTGCGCCGACTGAGAGTCGATGCTTTCGTAGACCAGGATCACGTGCCGGGCCAGGCCGACCAACTGCGCGCCGACTTCCTCATTCTCGCAGCCGGCCAGCACCAGCACCCGGATACTCCGGATACGCTGCGACAGCCAGCTTGTGCTTCTGACGCCATCGGTGAACTCGATGCCGGTCGGTCCCATGTGCGCCGAGATTTGCAGCCACCACGGCGTCTGGCGATCCTGGCGACCGGCTTGCAGGTAGCGATCCAGATCGGTGCTCGTGCAGTTTTGCAGACGCTGGAACGGAATGCCGACGCGGCGGATCGCGATGGCGTCATCCTCGCCGAAAATCTTATTGCATTGCGCCAGCAGCAGGGGCTTCGCCGGTCGCTTTTCCGGCAAAGTCTCCACCCCCAGCGCCGCACGCAGCCGCCCGATCTCGATATTCGCCACATCCAGCGCCGGACGCAGCCGAGCGAGTTCTTGATTGGCGGTCACTAACAAGACGCGCAAGTCGCCGATCTCAGCAACGGCAGCATTCAATCGGCTCAGTAGTTCGGCGGCGCTATGGCTATTGTTCTGCACGCGACGTGCGCCCCAAACACTGATGCTGAGCGCCAGGATGGTCATGAGCGCGCCGACTGCCAGCAGCGGAATCAGGATGCTATTGTCCATCGGTGCCCACCTCGAAGATCAATAGCATCACCGCCCCCACGGCGTAAAAGACGCTGCCCGTCGAAAGCAAGTGAGCCAAAGCCCACGCCAGCATGGACGCGACGCCAACTGCCAGGATGCCCGCCGCCCGTCCCGTCCAATGGGTGCGCCGCGGCAGGGTCAGCAGCAAGCCCAAACCTGCCGCCACTTGCAGCACCCCGTAGAGCCACGCTGGCTCCGCATATGACCGCAACTCCAGGAACGGTATGGCGTCGGAGCGCGCCAGACCAACCAGCAATAGTGACAGGCCGATATACAATCGTAGGGGACTGAGCCGAACCAGTCGAAACAGGCGTGATGTGTGCATATGGTCGGACATCCTTGGCTAGATTGGGATCAAGTTACGTGCTCATGCTCGGCTGCTCCTGCGCCGGCGTGTGATCAGCACACCCGCGCCGATTGCGCCTATGCCAACTACGACCAGCAGCCAGAGTCTTGATGTAGCCGGAGCTTCGGGCGGCAACGCGTAGGGTGCCATCATGCCCCGCGTGCCGCTGGTGACATCGGCATACAACTCGTGCAAGTATAACAGACTACCGGCTCCGTTGGCAACTTTTATGAATGAATTGCCGCGCCCTGACACGTTGATCGTATTGCCAATGGCTGCTGAGGCGACATCCCACCGGGCGCGCTGCCACAAGCCGGTGTTGCCCAGGGCGATCACGTGGTCGTCCTGGGTGCTCGGCCCGGTCGCCAGCGAAATCGTGACGTTGCCGGTACCAATGTCCAGGTAACTCAGCGTGACGCTGATGTCATGCGTCTCGCCGTAATACTGCCAGGCTTCGTCCGCCTTGATACCCATCGTCCCGCCCGCACTCACGGCCAGGGCCTGGCGGTTGAACAGGCGCTGCATCATGTTGAAATCTTGGGTCGGTTCCGGTGTCGGCGTGGTCGCCTGAAGCGTAGCTTTGGGCGTCGGCAGGTAATGTGGTGAACCGTCCAAGCCACACGGTCGCCAGACTGGTGTAGCGCCAGCCCCCGGTGCTTTATCGGCTTCCTCTGCGATTACAGCCGCCGAACAGTATTGATCATAGGCCGTAGGTGTCAACACTGCCAGATGGTTTTCGTAAGGCCCGCGCCCGCCTTCGGGTGAGATATTGCGATAACCGTCATTGATGATGTAGTTGCGGTATTCGGCGTCACGGAAGATAATCCAACCGCGATCCTCGTAACCACCAAGCCAGTAGTCAATCACGTCCCAGGCAAAAGTCGTGCGATAGGGATTGTAGGTCGAGTTGGGTAGCAAGAAACTGCTATGCCAGTTAGCTCCGGTTAGGAAGGGCCAGTATAGACTCTGGTAGGGATCGTAGCCGCCGATATTGGCGTTAGCCCACCACTCCATCGCCACTGGATCGCCGTAATTATGCACCGTGGCGGCGCTAGAGTAGTACATCCAGTTAGAGTAATCGAAACCAGGCGCACCTTGAGCCAACTGATAATCAGGCGCAACGGCATTGGCGCTATAACCAATCACTGGTTCAGGATCTTCATTGTGCCAACCGGCAAACCAGTCGTAACCTTCCCATAACATTGAACGCCACTCGTAACCATACCAACCAAAACAAGGTGATGGCCCAACCATGCAAACTACAGGTTTGTCCGGGAAAGCTATCTTCGCTGTCTCACACATCGTAATGACGAACTGCTGATAACTAGGACAGGAAGCCACCGCGTTTTGATGCGCGTACATCAGACCATTCTGGTTACCACCTGCACCAGCCCAAGTAGCATGGCCGACCGGTTGCGATTCGCCATCTACGCCCACGGCTACCCGCACCAACGCAACTTGATCATTGTCGTTGTAACGCGCCCCGGCCTCCGTAATGTAGTTTTTTAGACGTGCGACAAAGGCTGAATTATCGTAGTTGATACCCCAATACCAATCCGTACCATACTGAAACTTTTGCGCATAGCTCAACATCCAGGTCGGTAGATAGAGGTCGCCGTAAGGATGATCCACAGTGCCATTGCCGCCCTGAGAGTTACCATTGACCAGCCAGAAAGCCGGTAGTGGTAGACTGTAGGGTTGATTGACAACTGAACCATCACCCAAAGTTACGGTATAAGCTGCGGCAGCCGCCAAATCAGTATCGTAGGGTGTCCAGTTAATGTTATAAGTCGTGCAAGTCACCGCTCCACAATCTGTGGGCGTATCACCCCAAGTGTTATCTAGATACTCGATACTCTCCAGGCCCACCGGATAACGCGCGCCGGGACTATAGAGTGGATCGGCAGTGGGTCGTAACGGCGGGATTGCGCTCTCAGGAGCCGTCCAGGAGACAAAAGCTACACCAGCAGCAACCTGACCAGGCAGTAGCGTTGCCGTAGGTGTCGGTGTGATCGTCGGTGTCCGCGTAACAGTCGGTGTAAAGGTAGGTGAAGGTGTATGACCGATGGGTGTGACAGTTGGCGTGGGAGTAACAGTTGGCGTAAGTGTCACAGTCGGCGTGGGTGTGACAGTTGGCGTGGGTGTGGGTGTACGCGTGCGTGTCGCCGTAAAAGTAGGTGATGGCGTGTTGCCAACTGACGTTGCCGTAGGTGTAAGATTCTCCAGGGTTGTGCAACCCGGTGCGCCAGGTAAATGGGCCCAGGTCGAACCAGGATCAGTCCAGACACGTTGTTTGTAAGCTACTCCGCACTGAGCCGTGTAGGCACGAAAATCAATCAGTGTATTGGCGGCGTCGTATAGGTAAACCGTGCCACTGGTCGGCCAGACCTGGCAAGGTTGACTAACAGCACTAAGCATCTCGTCCAGGAATGTCGTCTTACAGCCGACGATACGATTGTCAGCGGCAAAGGTGCGCTGACAGTACAATACGTCGCTGGTGTCCCGAATTTCCAGTCGCCAACCGGCAACTGAAGTAGTATTGGCTTCCACCGCAATATCCGCCCATAGATCATTGTCGCCGCACATGGAACGCAGGTTCCAGTCCCGACAGGGCGTACCCTGGCAGGCGAAAATGCCGACAATGACGGGCTGCGCGGCGGGATTAGCAGTCGGCGTAGCCGTAACAGCTACGCCACTGGTAGATGTAGGTGTAACCCCGCCATAGGGTGTACGTGTGGGTGTAGGAGTTGAAATTGCAACCAGATCAATAGCATAAGAATGCCAAGAGGAGGCCGTGCAATTACTTATGCCTTCATTGTGATATGAATCGGAACTTACTAATACTTGCAGATAATCATAATGCTCTGTACTACCTGCCACGGGAACAGTATCCGTAAGCACACCCGCCATTTCCAAAATAGATTCATTGAAAGTGCACCAATAACTACTGGCTTCTCCAAACATAGACTGAGCGCCCATTATAGCCGAAAGCTCGTAATCATCACCTGTTGCATACCCGGCAGCGGTGAGGGACACTACCTGATCCGTACTATAGGTATTACAAAGATACATCCAATCCCAACAGGGTTTACCACGTGGATCGGCTATACAGTTATCACGCTCCCCCGTAGTATCGGCTCCACCGGTCAAAGGCACGGGCGTTAGTACACCAAACCAACTAGAGCAAGAATTGCCTAAACTGTTTGCATCGAAGTAGTTGAACGCATAGATACCAGGCGCAACAGTTGGCGTAGCAGTCGCTCCCTGATACACCGGCGCGCTTTGTACGCGCGTCAAGGGTTGTACCGCCAGAACCACAACGACCAGCAGCACGATTACACCGATGATGATGAAGGGTAGACGTTTCATGGCACTCTCCCTGCAACATCCAGTAGCCAACTGGCTAGATATTGCATCCCCCACTCAACTTGATCGGTGGCAAAGTAGCCACCCGCATCAGCCATGCCCACGTAGACCGCTTCGCGTGCGCCGTTAGCCCAGCGGCTGTTGGGCGCATCGTAATAGAGGGTGTCGTAGGCAGTTGGACTGGTAATGGCCACGTCCGTCATGGCCGCCGCCAAAGACAAGGTGTCACCCTCGTCGAAGGTCTGATGATTGTGTGGTCCGGCGCGGTGGTAGCCGCCTTGCGGTTCCGGCCCCCACCGTGTCCACGCATAGAGCGCGCCGCTATCAGCGCCCAGTCGCAACAGAAAAAGCTGGCCCTCGCTAAACGTCAGCCCCGCCAGGGAATCCACTACTGGAATTGTCAACGTATGTGTGTCGATCTGGCTGCCGGGGATCGCGCCGTTGAGCACGGCCACATCGACCAAGGGCAGCTTGCGCTCGTAGCCGGTAACAGTCTCCAGGTGAATGCGCGGAAAGCCTTCATAGCCCAAGGTGCCCCACGTGTCGTCACGATCACCGCTATCCAACCCGCCAACGCCAAAGAAAGGCACGTTATCCAGACCCACTGCTTCCATACCGAACGACGCGACGCTGTCCTCGTTGGTCCGCTCAAAGATGCCGACGCGCGGCCCTTCCTGGCGACCTGCAAACAGCGTGCCGAAAACCTGCACGATGCCGCTGCCCCAGGAACGAAAGGTCCCTGTGACTTCCGCACCGGCGCTCCACAGCCACTTGGCCGTGCTGTAGAGCCAATGCGTGCCGTCGCGGCGCACCAGTTGTTCGTCGTCGAAGTTGCTGGTGGCGGACGCGCCATAGACAGGCGCGCGGATACTACCGGCGGTGGGCCTCAGATCAATGCGACGGATCAGATCACGCTTGGACATCAGATTACCTCGTCCTCTAAGGCGTACCTGACGTTTTCTAGCGCATAAGGGATGCCTGGGTCAAGGCCCTCAACACTATCCAGATCGAGCCACAGCCACTGCTCATAGGCGTCGGAAAGCGAGACTTTCTTCTCCTTGCCCATGTAGTTGTAGATCAGCGTCGGGCTTTCCGTGATGGTTGGTGTGCCGGTGGGCGGCAAGGGGTCATAGGGATCGTCGTCGGTAGCGTGACTGCGATTGTCCTGGGGATAGGTGCGGTAGTGCAGCCAGCGCCAGCGGCGTATGCCGTACAGGCCCGCGCCGTTGTCGGTGGGCGCAGGATAGTTACGGTAATTGGAGCAGGCCGCGATGGCGTCCAGATTGTCCTTAATGGTGACTATCTGCGGCACGCTACTATTGCCGCGCACCCAAGCGCCGTGCGTCCAGGCCGTAAACGTTTGCCAGAAAAAGCCGCCCGGATTAGCCTCCGGCAACTCGTACAGGTAAAACCAGTGATCCCATTGCTGACTGCCGAAACTTTCACCTGCGCCGTCGCTGCTCAAGATGATGTCGTAATCGTGGCCGATGACCAGACCGCCTGGGTGGGCGTCAAGGTCGAGCAGCCCCGACCAGGTGCAAGTATCGCCTGCGTTTTGGTCAAAGTCCTCGCCTGTACCAACTTGGGCCGGCCCGCCAACTACGCGCCGCAGGGCCAGGCTGCCATTGATATAAATCTTGGTATCAGCCCAGAGGCCACCGTCGTCGTGATAGGGTCGGGTGCGCGAGAAGCTGTAAGCCAGGTAGCGCGCATGGTGGTTGCAGGACCCCAGCATGTTCTGATAGCGGCCCGTCGTCTTGAAGCCACACGGCTGCGGCGCGGTGCTCAGATTGGCCAGGTCAGTCGCATAGGCGCAGAGGTAGTTCCAAGCGGCGGCGCTCGGAATCGTCTCGTCGGCAAAGCTAGCCAGCGTATAGACGGCGGGCGCATAGGATTCGTACATATACTGCACCGACGCGTGGCCTTCCTGTGAGCCGACGTTGGCGATGGCAAAGATCACATCGTAGAACTGACCCGCCACTAGACCCAAGCCACTGATGTCCACCGTCGCCGTGTAGGTGCCCGGCCCGGTGGAAGTGGCTACGGCGACGTTGTTGATCTTGATCGTACACGCGCCATAGCCGTCAGTGATGACGTACTTGTACTTGAAGCTGTCGTACTTGTGGCGCAAAATGCCGGTCCATGACTTGCTGACTGGGACATCGCCATACCACTGCCAGGCCAAAAACGGCATCGTCTGGCCCAAGGCCGCGTCATGTAGCGCCTGGACGTAGCTTTGCAGCGCGTTCAAATGACTGGCCGAAAGTACCTGGCCGTGGGTGAAAGTCGGTAATGCGCCGTAAGGACTGGTCATCATACCTCAATAGTACGCGCGGCCATGCGTACCCAGGGCCGTCACGCCGATGATGTAGTAGTCGTCATACGCCCATAGGTCGGTGTAGTCAATCAGGTCTAGCTCCTGGACGAACCCCCGCTCTTTGCTACCTTCCCAACTGATGCCGATGACGATGCACGCGGCGGGCGTGGGGCCGATATTGCGCTGATCGTACAAGCTGACGCGATCTCCCAGTTCAAGTTGCGGCACACCGGGCACATCACTCAAGCGCCAAACCGGACGAATGCGCCGGCCCCGCACTGCCAAAAGCCCGGCGGCGGCCTGACCCTGCGCTTGCGTCTGCACATAGGGGTTGCCGCGCACCGAACGCACCCGCTCGAAGCTGTACGGCGCAGGCACGGCCAGGGCTGACTCCTGCTCGGTCGGCCCGCCGATCAGCGGCAGGCCCCGCAGTTGCAGGAAGGTGATCAGCGCCACCTTGCTGATGTTGTTGTTGAGCACCGTGACCGTGCATTGCTGCGCGGAAATATTGCTCAGTGTTACGGTGACATCGGCAGTCAGGTTATCGCCGCCGAAACCGCTGGCGGTGTAGTCGTTGAACGGTTTGACCACCGAGGGCGCGTAGATTTCGGATACGGCATTCGAGAAACGTGCCTGCCAGGTGAGCGTCGCGCCTGGCATGATGCGCTTGGCATTGTCCAGGGTGTAGACAGCTATTTCGCTGCCGATAACGCGTCCACTCCATTCCACCGTGACCTTAGTCGCCACCGCGTCGGTCGAAATAGCGGGCACGACTTTGCCGTAGTGGCTCTCGTTGAACGTCCAAACACTGCTCAGGTGGCTCAGCCAGTGCAAGGCATTCTCGAAGCGCAGCCGGCCCAGTTGATCGAAGTAAGCCAGGCCGCAATCTGCTTCGGCGGCCTGCCAGATTTCATCGACCAGGCTTTCGTCGTCCAACCAGGCAAACGGCAGCGGGTAGATGCCGGCGTCCATAGCGCCCGTCGCGATCACGCCCGCGTGGCCCAGGGCGCAGACCTGGCCGATCCAGGCATCGACCGCTACGTCGTAGGCCGCCACCGTACTGACCTTTTGCTGCAAGTAGAGCCAGCCAATGTCGCGACACTCCAGTTCTACGTTGCCCGCCGCGGTGTCGGGCGTGAAGTCGGCGATGACGCCGGTGAAGATGCAAACGTACTGCGATTCCAGCGTAGGCCCCAGAAATGGATCAACGACTGTCACAATCAAGCCCTGCCACAGCCGCACCAACTTACCGCTTAGGCCGACCGCGCCGCCGATGTTGGCATAGAGAGGTTTGTCGGTGCGCAGCCAGGAAAAACGCTGCGTCGTATTGGCAAGCTCGATGGTGACATTGGCGATGTCGCCCGCCATGACCATGTTCTCTCCGGGCGGCTCGATCTTCAGCGCGCCGCGGTGCGCCACCAGATAAGCTGTCTCATCCGTCCAGTGCGCGCTGCCACGCGCCGCGGCGATGCTACCCATACCATCCCAGGAGATTTCCAGGTACGTCAACGGCTGGTTGCCGGTCGCCTGGCAGGCCGCAATAAAAAACGCGCTGGCAAATTGCATCAGACCTGCTCCACCTGAAAGGACACGTTGTAACGCACGGTGCCGTCGCGGGCGTAGAAGTGATTCTCATTCCAACTATTCAGACTGGCGCAGACGGTCAGCGTCAGACCATCCGGCATGACGTAGGCGGCTCTGTCCGCCAGATAGGCCACGTATGCCGCAAAGGCCGTGTCGCGCTCGGCCTTGGTCAAACCCTCCCAGTTGATGTGAATGCGCCAGTACGCGCCCATGAGTTGCACGTGATAGGTGCAGTTCAGCGAGCGCAGCGCCACGCCGAACGGGATGTACTCCATCTCGAACGGCCCCTCGGCTTTGGGCAGCGGCAGAGGAGAGCCGCCTAATGAATGTGTCCAGGTCATGGCAACGGCCCCTTGGGTTTGGACTTCTCCAGGATCGCCGCGACTTCCGGCGCGATGATCTCGGCGAGCTTGTGCACAACTCCCTCGGCCTTTGTCTCGATGGCCGTGATGAAAGCATCGCCGACCTGATCGCCAGCCGAAACCCCAATCGCCCTGAAGACCGGCGCAGCCGTGGCGAAACTCGCGCCCCAATAGCTCGCCGCTTGCGCGCCGGGGGTTTGCGTCTTGAGCGCGGAGTCGAATGAAGCGTAGAGCTTGCCGGCAATGTCCTGCCCCGGTTTAGTCATATTGGTCTGCACGCCGATGTTGGTCAGATCGAGACCGGAAGTGACAGGTGGCATTCCAACGCCATAGCCAGCAAGAGGAAATAGGGGATTGGACGACTGCGGGCCATATGGTATGGGAGTTGGCTCAGGTTCCTTTGGCTCCTCACCATAAGTCATGATGGCAGCGATATGCAGCGGATTGGCCTTGAAATACTCCTCAATCCCAGTGCGATAGTCGTCCATGTTCTTCTGCGAGCCGCCCAGGGCAGTGTCTACGTTTACTGGATTAGTGCTAAAATAGGAGGCTAAGCCAGTACGATATTCATCTGCTTGAGTTATATCCCAGCCGACTGCCGATGCTATATCCAAAGGCGTGCTGGCGAAGTTACCTTCAATGGTAGTTCGATAGGCCAAGAGGCTGTCTACGGTGGGCTGCGCCAACATGGTCGCGATTTGCACGGCTGGTGTGCCGATGACTTGCTGGATGTTGGCCTTGACCGCTGCGGCCTGATCAGATGCCGGTACCGCCGGTTGAACGGTAACAGGAACCTTGACACTCGTAACCCCCAATGCCTTCAAGAAATCCGCTTCCGGTATAACCGTCTGCGTAAGTTTCGCCTGGACGGAAACCTTGACGGGTTCCGGTTTGGGTGGAACGGGTGGTGATTTTACCGGAGGTTCCATACCGCTGCCTTCGGGTGGAGCCTTACCGGAAGGAACCGGTAACGTATCGCCGGTCCTGGTGACATGCGCTTCTATCTCGACCAGCAGCTTAGCCTTATCGCGCACTGCCTTGGCTGCCGCAGCCAGGAATGGATCGACAATCTTGGATTCATCCGGGAAGTAAGTCTTGAACGTGACTGTCGGGGCTTCGCCGAACATCCCCTCGATCTTCTTCTTGGCGGCCGCCTTGCCTTCTGGTCCAATGCGCCCCGATTTTACCAACATATCGAGCGCCTTATCCATTGTGTAGCTTTTGGCCGCCTCGTCGAGCAGACCCTTGTCCCAGTTGGCCAAGAAGGCGTCCCAGTTGATCAGATCGGGCCGTGTGAGGTTCTGCACGTCCTCAGAGGTTTGCGCCGCCCAGGCTTTCAGATCGGCCTCGCTGCCGGCCAAGATTTCGGGCGGAATCTTGAGCGCCGCGGCCCAATCGGGATGCGCCTTGAGTTCTGCAAAGCCGCGCTCGGAGATCGCGTTCAGACGGCGAGCGGATTCCAGAGCCTTGTCCTTATACTTGCCGGCTTGAGTATCCAGCATGTCACCCGGCGTGACTTCCAAGCCCTTTTTGATGGCGGCTTCAATGGCGCTGGTAACTTCAGCCGCCGACGCCTTGGTATCAGTTGCCGCCTGGCGTGCCATCCGCACCGATTCGTCGTAATACTCCTTCGTGGACTGCAAAGGGCCGACGAACTTCTCGGTCTCATTCTTGATCCAGATGTCGTTTTCAAGTCCGGACGCATTGACGTTATCTTTGGCGTAGGCCAGATAGTCAGCCTGCATTTCGTCGAGGATGCTCTTGTTCAGGGCTACCAGTTCATCGCTGGTCAGCGCGCCGCTCAGATCGGTCAAGGCTCCCTTGACGGCATCTGCCGCGCCCTTGTAACCCGCAAAGAGACCACTGATGTCGGCAGGCTTTTCAGCCTGGGCGCGCAAGGCGTCTATCGCCGCACCCAGGAGTTGCAGACCTGGAATGGCGGCGCGCGCGGCGGGACTCAACTTGGCGAATTGATCGACCAATTCCAGGATACCGCTGCCCGCACCAAGCGCCTGCTGCGCCAGCAGGTCGAAGGCATCGGCAGTCCAACCCATACTTTCGGCAGTCTTGATGGCCGCCGCCTGGCCGGCTTCCATTGCGCGTACCGATTCATACAGACCCTGATTGGCCAGAACCTCGGCTGGATAGAGTTGCCGTAGCGCGTCGATATAGGAGCGCCAGGCCGCCACGTCAGTCGTCAGGATCGTCGCGCCGGTTTCCGGTTGTTTGACGCGCGCCGGAAAGGGCGACGTGGTGAGCTTGGTCAGGTTGTTGGCGATGTCCAGGGCTTGTTTAGCGTAAGCGGTGCGCGTTTCCGACAGACCCTTGTACTTGCTTTCCAGGATCGTGCGCTCAAAATCAAGCTCGGCGGCGGTGGCAG